CGTTACCAGGCCGTACGAGTATTGGCTATAGGTATTAGCTCCCCCGTTCGATAGCTGGATCTCGGTTCCGGCGTAGTAATTGATCGTGCTGTAGTGCGGGTCGGACGCCGGTAATTGGACGTGCGTAGCGTCGTTCGTTCCGGAGGCGACTAATCCGCTTGAGAGCACAATAGTATGCCCTGTGCTCATGTCCGCGTTTGTCTTCGAACAGGCTGTTACTGTGGGGTCGTCTAGATCGTTGTAGATCTTGTTGAGTCCGGTAGCCTTTTCGGATGCCGCCCAATACGAGGATCCAATCCCGTATAAGAGCGATAGCCCCTCGTAGTCGGTCGTGTACATCTCGTTGCTTCGATACACTCCAGCCCCCTCGTTCTGCGCGAAACTCACGCCACCGATACGCTCTATGTGGTTGAGGGCGTATATCGTTTGCCCAAGGAACAAGCTGCTGGCCGGATCGACCAGGAATCGAAGCGCAGCCAGTGAATACTCCTGAAGAATCCCAGACCCCGGCGTCACCGTGCCCCCATCATAGGTCATCAAATACGATGGATAGGAAGTAAAGTCGCTGTAGTGAACCATTTGATGCGTGAGCGCATTCCACCACGGGTTGCCGGTGTAAGCCATCTGGGAAACGCGAGTGCATGGTTGAGTGCCTCCAATGGTGTCGTTTGGAGTCGCGGCAGGGCCACAATGGAGGTTGACGTTTGTGTAATCTGCATTCGACAACCCGGTGCATGTGAAACTCGCACTCGCCCAGCCGAAAGAACTAGCCGATACCACCGTGTAAGGTGATTGTGCCGCGCCCCCGGAACCGCAAGTATCCAACGCCGTGCCCGTGCCGGTTACGCTGAAGCTGTTCCCCGCAGCGATTGGAAACAGGCCAGTCGTCGGATCGTAAGTGGTGGCCACGGTAATGCTACACGCTGTGGGGCAGCCGCTCACCACAAGGCCGTTGCTGGTCGTCATGCCGTTCTGTGGTCCAAGCGATACGCGCCGCATCAGGTTGCCATTTGGCCCATCAAGATAACCCAGCGGCCCGCTACCAAGAGTAAAAGGCGTCAACTGCGATACCCATGCGCCACTTGGATTATTCAGCATCGTCCCTCCGGTCCAATACTGCCCAGTGCCCGCGATGGCGGTATTCGTAAGGTCGTAGAGCGAGAGATGAGTAGGGTCCACGTAATGACACTCGTGGATTCCATTTGCAGGGCTCACGCCCGTTCCCGCCGAAATAGTCCACACGCCGCAATAACATGTCGCGGAGGTACCACAGGCAGAACTGAAATTGTGGGGGGAGTTCGTAGAAATCGCGATTGGGGTTGCGTTCGTGGCCCCGTTGACGATGACCGACGCCGGGCCGCTGGAACGCAGGTAGACCGTAGCCTGAGACCACAAAGGAAGAGCCAGCGATAATAGAAGAAGGAATTGTTTCATATCGATAGACCAACGCTACCGTCAGTTTCAGGCGTTGCCCGGATCGGCCTCGTAAAAGGCGTCGAGCACGGTGAATTGCGTCTGGTCGTTCATGGTGAAGGTGTAGGTGCGGGTGCGCGACTCGCCTTGTCTGCGCCACACAAACCGGCACTGCCATTGATCGGCTTGCCCGGGCGACACGGTGCGCGTCTGCGGATTCACGAAGGTGTGGCCCCCGTCCTTGGAATAACTCACCGCCGGGGAAACCGGCGGCGGAACGGGCGGCGTACCGGTCCCCGGCCCTAAGTCGATGAGCGCCTCGAAGCGGTCGAAAGAAGTGTAGAGATTATCCTGTCCGCCCACGTGCGGCGCGGTGCGCACGCGCGCGATGGGCGTCCCGGCATCGTTGACCATGGTGGGGTCGGTGGTATAAATCTTGCCATAGCCGGGTTGCCCCGGCGACGTCTGCCAGTCTCCCACATAGGATTGCGGGGGCTGGATCGCCGGGGTCTTGCCGGCGGTGACAAGCTGCACTGAGGCGTGGTAGCTCGCGCGGTGCCGGTCCTGGTTCCCGGTAGTCGCGTTATAAGAACTGCGCCGGTGCCAGCAGGGAATGCCCAGTTGCGCCGATGCCGTGCGGTCGTAGCACCAGGTGGCGTTGGCCGTGGGAAACGAGATAATCAGCATCTCGTGGCCGTCCTCGATTTTGGCGTAGGCTACGGCGTCGTAAACCACCGCGTACCGCGCCCAGGCCTGCTCGATAGCATGCGTGGAAATGCGCACATCGCTCGATCCCTCGGCATAAAAGACGAACGGGCCGCCGCGCTCCTGATCTCCACCGATCCAGGCGATCCCGTTGCCGAAGCGTACCGCGGACCAGGGCGCCCGGCACCCCCAATGGATGGTTTGCGAAGCATTCCGCTGGAACGGGAACAGCGCCGCGCCGGTATCCAGCCAAACTTCGAGCGAGCATTCGTCGCCGCCGATGATGAGCTGCTGGTGATCGGCCTTGATAAACGCGATATTGTCGGGATAGCCTTCTTTTTGCGCCGTGTCGGCCGCGTCCCAGGTGGTCCCATCTCCGTTGGCGGAGATATAGAAATTCTTGCTCGCCGGCTGTGCCACCACGAAATACGTGTCGATGTAGGTGCCCGTGAAGGCCGAGATGGGAACGTTGGCGCCGTAGGGATATGGACCACCCGAGATGGCCCGGCTGCTGATCGTTAAACTCTTTCGGTCCACCGCGACGGCCGTGACTGAGTAGTTGGTCCCATTGATGTTGATGGCCGCTTCGGCAAGATTCGCGGGGAAGGGGTCCCCGGTGAGAAGCGTGACGACGGAGAGCGGGGGCGGTCCCGAGGCCTCGACCCGCACAGTGCCGTTGCAAGCGTAGCCCAGCCATGAAACGCCGCTCTGCACTCCGGCGCTCGTGTAAAGGGTGATATCGGTTGCGTCGGTGACGGCCTGAATCTGATACGTCACGCCGTTGATTTGAATTAGTTGGTCCGGCTCTAAATTAAAGAACTGGCTGCCGCTGTCCCAGCTCACGGCGGTGCCGGCCGTATCCACAGTCCCGGAACCCGCGTTGAAGTAGATCAGGACCGGCCCCAGGCCGCTGTCGCAGTATACGTTGCCCGCCGAAACGATCAATACCTGAAGGCCGTTGGCCAGGATGGTCGCCGGATTGCCGTCGTTCCCCACGGTGGTGGCTCCGGCTTTGGCGGAATTGTTGCTGTAAGTTCCATCGGAGAACACTTCCACGAAAGAACTTCCCGCGACCGCAAACAGCCGGTATTCGCCCGCCCACATGCCGCGAATCGGACCCAGCGCGCTGAGATCGCAAAAGACCGTCAATCCCGGCGTCCGCTTCATGACGATAGGCGAACGTCCGGACTTGGTTTCGTCCACCTCCAAATACCAGTTCACGAGATCCTGGCAGTCGGCCGAGACGGAAGCGAGAGTATAGGCGGGACCGATGAGGGGGAAGCGTGCCATGGGAATTTACTTAAGCGGCGCGATTCGGCTGCGGCTGCGCCGGTTGTGGCATCGCCGCCAGCTCCTCGGCCAGTCCGGCGATGGGAGGCGCGTTCACCCCGCTGATGGCTGCTTTCGCCTGCATGGCATCGCGCATCAAGTCCTGAGTCACCGGCCTGCCGAACATGGGCGCCAGCAGCACGGCCAGATTCTTGACGATGGCCAGTTCGTAGCCCGGCGGCAGATCGAAGGTCGCGGCCAGAGAGGCGAACTGCGCCAGTTGCGTCCACACGAACAGCTCCACCGTGGCCGCCGCATTGGGAACCGGCCAGAACCACAGAACGCCCAGCGGGTAGGCCGCCTGATACCAGAGTTTCAACGGCAGCGCGGCCAACCGGGAGCGGCCCGGTTTGGCGCTGAATCCAGCCTCGTCCACCAGTTCGAGGCGCGACACGAAGCGGCCGGCAGCCGTGATGATATTCGCGTTGCGGATGGCGATGGGCCGCGTGGTATTGAAAACGCCACCGTTCCCGATGGTGTAACTTTGCTCGCTGGGGGTGAGCAGGTTGGTAAACTGCGTCACGGCGTAGACCAGCAACCGGTCGGTGCTCCAACTCGGAACCAGGCGGTTGAGCGCGTTGAATCCGTCGTTGAGTTGATCGGTGGAGGGCGCCTGGCCCGGCCAGATCAACACCAGCTCGCGGAAGGCTGCCGTAACAATATCCTGGGTTTGCATGGTCGTCACCTGGTCATGGCATTGCCGGCATCGGGCGGAATGGGAACAGCGGTACCGGAGGCCTGGACTACTTCCGCGTTGCCCGGTCCCGGGGGTGCGTTGTTGGCGCGGATCGAGGCCTTCGCCGCGGCGGCTTTATTCAACAGGCTCTGCGTCACCGGACGGCCGAACATTTCGGCAATCGAGATCGCCAGGTTCCATTCGAGGGCTTCGGCGTATCCCGGTGGCATGTCGAAGGTGGTCGTCAGCCCCCCGGGAGGTTCGCCGAATTGTCCGAGTTGCTCCCAGGTGAAGAGTTCCAGCATGCCGTTCGAAGCCGGCCAGGGGTTGAGATACAGCGATCCGTTGGGATAGTTCCCGTCGTAGTACAGCCCCTCGGGAGGATCGCCGACGACGCTCTTTTCGATAATCCTGGCCCACTGCGCGACGGTGAGAATCTCCAGCGCAAAGGTGAATCCGGAACTGATGATATTGGCGGCGCGAATGGATACCGGGCGAGGGGCTACGAAGTCGGCGCCCGCGCCCTGCCCGATGGCGTATGGCGCGTATGGCGATGCGCGGCTCCCGGTCACGGCGTAGACGGCTTCCTGGACGCAGAAGATATTCAGGTACTCCGTGTCCCACAGAGAGATCAACTGATTGAGCTTGGTGAGACAGTCCGCGGACTCCGCCGGCTCCAATGAGTCGCCGGCCGCGAGGACGCGGGCGTCGAAGGCCGCTAGGTTAATGAGATCTTGGGCTTGCATGGGAAGGCTCTGCTAAAACGGGGGGGGAATCGGCGTAGAATGGGAATCAGCCGGGCTATCGATCCGGCAGGAGAAAACCTTTGACTAACGTTCAGCTTTACCTGGCGGTAGGCATATGACCATCGACGAACGTCTGGAAGCTCTTACCACGCACCTGGAAATCCTGAGCGGCATGCACCAGGACCTCGAGAAGAAACATGAATCCCTCGCCGGAACGCACGAGGACTTCGAGAAGAAGATGACGCAGTATTCCGCCAACGTGAAAGACGCCATCGCCCGGTTGGCGAACGTCGCTGGGGCACACGACGAAACGCTCGAAGATCACGAGATCCGTCTCAAGGATTTAGGCGGTTAACGGCCTCTACGGTGCGTACTCCACGTGCGTGGAGCGTTGGGGTGATGCCCTCGGGGACGCTTACGTCAAGAGCGCCCCACCTGCTTCAGTCCGCTTTCTTTTTGCCCAGCGATCCAGCCGGCCTTCCGCGTCTCCGCGCAGGCGCAGCGCCGGATTGCTCCGGATTGCCCTCGGATTGCTCGTCACTGCCCTCCGGTTGCTCTTCTTCGCCCTGGTCTTCCGTTTCGAGCGCCCGTTTCAGCACTTCGAGTTCCAGCGCCAGCGCATCGCGTTCGGCCAGCAGCTTGTCGAAGGCGCTGTCGAACTGAGCCTTCAGTCTCTGGCAGCACTCCTGCAGGACAGGCTGCACCACCACGGGCGGCCACGGCCTGTCGCGCCACTCCGGCCCCTCCGGCTCCTGGTCGGGATTGTGGATGAGGCGGGTTGCGCCGCTCTGGTGATAACGATGCGAAGGGTAAAAAGACATGCGAATTTCCTTTATCTGCGGCCTGTGGACCAGCTATTGGAGTAAATGTTGTAGCTTCCGCGATCGCGGAGCCCCAGGGCTCCCGATTCGCACTGCGCCAGCAACACCGGGGCGTTGGCGCGCTTAATCATGGCGTAAGACGAGATGGCGCGCTCGACGGAACTTTGCGCGATCCGCTGCCGTTCGGGATACCGCTCGGCCAGTTGCACCGCCAGGTTGTACTCCATCGCCAGGGTGTAGCCGGGCACCACCACCAGGGGATCGTTTACGGTGAGGAACTGATTGACGGACTGCCAGAGATACAACGCCATCTGGTAAGCCACGTTCGGAACGGCCCAGAGATTGACGATCCCGTTAGGGAAGGACGACTCGTAGTACAACTTAGTGGGCGTGGCGGAAGTCAGCGACTTGGGCGATAGCGCCTGCCACTCCTGTTCGTTCAAGACTTCCAACGGGACTTCGATATTCGGCGTCACGTTGGTAAAGACGAAGCTCGCGCGGTCGATCCGCACCGGCCGCTCGGCGGCGATGTCGGCCCCGGCCCCGAATCCGATGGCGTAGGCGCCCTGGTTGGGCACCAGGGTAAAGAGCGTGCGTTCGATGGCGTACACCGCCAGCCGGTCGATCTTGAGCCAGTCCAGCCAGTCGTTGAGGACTTGCAGGCCTTCGGCAGCTTCCGCCGGGGCCAATGTCTGTCCCGGCGCCTGCATTAAGCCGGCGATGCGGAAGGCCACCGCGATGAGATCGCCTACGGTAGTCAACCCGCTGCCGGGAGCAATGCTGTTATAGCGGTAGGAGGCAAGCTGGGCGTCGGTAACGAGCGGAGCCGGGTGTCCCGCCGTGTAGGTGACCGTCGAACCCGCCAGGGTGTAGTCGGCTCCCTGGTCCTGCAGCATCCCGTTCAGGAACAATTGCAGGCTGGTTGTGGGATTCGGCGCGAAGGCCAAGGCGAATACCTTGTTGACGCCGTTCTGCGTGCCTGTAAGCGAAGAGGGATCGACAAAGACGATGGACATAGAAACGGTCTATTCTGAGGTTGAAATGAAGCAAAATATTATTGAAAACATGCCCTCGCCGTTCGGCGGAGGCCAAAGCGTCCTGACGTTGGCGTGCGGGCATCTCTGGAGTTGGAAGTCGCCTCCGGAACCGCCCCCGCAGATCGACTGCATCCACTGCGAGCGGCGTTGGGGAGATGGCCCCTTCGACACGCCGGAGTTGGCGCATTTGGACACTGCGGTGCGGAACCTGAGACGCAGCCGGCACGGTCTGGGACCTTTACCGTCTACGGATCAGTGATTGGTCCAGGTGCCGGAATTTGAGGGAGCGGGGAAGGTATCGGTCTGAGGGGGGGCCGTCTTGGTGCTGGAATCTCAGTTGACGACGACGATGCGGCGCTTCGACCCGCCTACGGCCTTCATGAAGGCAATGCCGCTTTGTAGCCCATAACCCCCGCTCGGCCCGCTGATGGTGACAGAGACGGATCCGGCGCTCACGGACATGTTGTCCACGACATTCACGACGTTGTTAGGGTCTGCTGCTCTCACCGTCCATCCGCTGGTGGAGGTGGCGGTTCCGCTACTGCCATTGCTTCCGACGATGGCGATGCCCAGGTTGCCGGACGTATTGTTCGTGCCGGAGATCGAGTAGGGAACCGTGGCTCCCCTCACGGCGCTGGAGCTGCCGTCCTGGGCTATCGTACCCGTATTGGCATACTCGGCCACTACGACGGAATCATATCCGCTGCCCGAACAACTTGGCGTCAACGTGAGCGTTCCCGACGACCCATTGGCTAAAGCCCAAAACGCAGTGCCGCTGGTATTGCTGGCGCCGGACAGAGGAACCAGCACAGTCCATGTGCGGCTGCCGGTGTCGGAGATGGTGAAACTACAACCGCCGACATACTGCACCAGCGCGCCGGCGATCAGAAGGTGCCCGCTTGCTCCTGTGTAGCCGATGGTTACCCCGGAATTCCCCGAGTTGTTACCCGCGCTGGCCACATAAGACCAGCTCGCGAATGCAGGACATGCGAGGAGTCCCAATGCGAATAGTATCTTCATGCCTAATTCACCGTATAATCGATGCTGCAATTCAGCGCGGTGGGAGTGCCGCTCATCGACGTAATGGTCAGGACCACCGGGGCATGCGCCGCAATCGCGCAGCTCGACGTCCCGCCGCACTGGCCTGACCCATTCGCGAAGGTTGAAGTATTGGCGCCCCCTGTTATCGCCGTGAGATCCGAGCCGAGCAAATGCGCGCCACTGTCCGTCCCGATGGTGCCCTCCGCGCGCTTGTCTAGATTGATCACCACATTCGTCGATCCTTGGACCGCGCAAAACACGCGTGTCAAGACGATTGCCGTGGGCGGATTGATCACCAGGATCAACCCGGAATCCGATGTTGCCGGCGCCAGGTCCGTCATCGCCGCCGTCCGCGTCTGCAAGTGCGACAGGGTTGTCGCCTGCACCATCTGCCAGGAATTGCCGCTCGAATCCAAACATACCTGGGCACTCCCTCCCGATGTCGCGAAATAGCAGGACACAAAGCCGCTAGCCGGAGTACTGGGAGCGCTTCCCGTCGCCCCTGACACCAGCCACGGCCCACTAGCGGTAACGCTCAGCATCTTCTTCCAGCTATTGGTTGCATAGCACCACCATTCGTCGCCGTTGGTCGAATCAATGTAGGTGTGAATAGCACTCGTAGTGGGTGCCGTGCAATTGGCGCTTGGCGCGCCCGCCGCCACGGCGTCCACTTGATACGCGCCGCCGCCAGAATTGAGTTGCTGTGTCCATGTTCCTGAGTTGCACTCCCATATATTCTGGCCTGCGATTGATCCTGTTACGAAACCTAGTTCGCCAACGGTGCAACCGCTTGGCAGTGAGCCACTCGTTGAAGCTACGACCATGGGCTTGCTGTGCATGAGTCCGCTCATGTCTATCGTTCCAGGATAGGCTCCTGTAAATGCCGTTCCTCCGTTGTAGTAGAAGTACGGATTTACGGCTATCCCATTACTCCCCGACCCCTGGATGACGTAATCGGCCGTCAACCCAGAGCCGGTGACGTTCCCTCCGGCGATTAGTGCGCACCCCGTGGCGTTTCCACTTGCCAGAATGCCCGTGGGCGCGTAGCCCGTGGAGCAGAGGCTGGGAGCCGCTGCCAGTGCGGTGGCCGTGCCCGCGTTGCCGGTGGTCGATTGGTTCAGCGTGGGAATATCGGCTGGGACGATGGCGCGAAACGCCGGGCTTCCGCTCGATCCATTGGGAGCCGCCAGGAAGAAGTTGGCGGTCTGGGAGCCGAACGGCACCTGGATCTGGGCACAGCCAACTGCGTTTCCACTTGCCAGAATGCCCGTGGGCGCGTAGCCCGTGGAGCAGAGGCTGGGAGCCGCTGCCAGTGCGGTGGCCGTGCCCGCGTTGCCGGTGGTCGATTGATTGAGTGTGGGAAAGTTGCCGGCAACCGCTGGGACGGTGCTTCCCGGGGAATTGCGGTACGGAATGCTGTTCGATCCGGGATCGCCCAGTCCAGTGGAGGCCGCTACCGCCGCGTAGCTGTAGCCGTTCCACATGCACCAGGCGAGCGCGGTGCCGATCCCGGAGCAGACGCCCGAGGCGGAAGCATCCACGAACAGGTAGGGGGTATTTACCTGGGGGCTTATCGGTGGACTCGCGAAATGGGCGACGAAGTTGATTTGCGTCGGATTGAACTGCGTCTGCGCCGGCAGACAAACCGACAGCGCAAGGCAGGCGAGTACCGTGAAGCAACGAGAGAAGGTCCGCATTCTTAGTGTCCGCTCCAATGGCCTGTTCCATCGCCGTGTTTCGACCGCGATTTCGCAGCGGGCTTCAGCACGTTCTCGTAATACCGTGCTTGTTCGCCGGGGAGTCCGGGCTTGTGGATGTCGGCCGCGGCTTCGGCCGAGACCGATTTTCCATGTCGTTGAGCGCGCGCGGTAAGGGCGCCTTTGCGCTTGACGTCGTGCTGGATGTCTGGCTGGTCGGGGCCGGGCTTATAAGACATGGGAGTTGTCCTTTGGCGATGCGGTTTCTACTTCAATGCCCCGACCAGTGCTTGGCCGGTGAATGCGGTTTCATCCCCACGCCGAGCGCCGATTTGCGGGCCGTGACGCTCGCTGCCGGCGGCGCGCTTTTGCTTCCCGAATTGTGGGCCGGCTCCTCTTTCATGCTGGGGTGGGCTTTCAGCACGCCGTTGGCGGTTTCGATGGCCTGGGCTTCGTCGCCCGTTTTGGCCAGCACGCCGTTGGCGACGTAGCTCCATTGCCGCTGGCGGGCGGGAGTGTCCGCAAGGTGGGTATGCTTCTGCGCGTCCGTGTGTTTCCAGGGCATTAGTTGACCACGTGGATTTCGTACATCAGGATGTCGCCGGCGTGCGTGCCCTGGAAGAAATACTGGTTCAGGGCAATGTCGTTGAAGTAGGAGTGCGACTCGACGGTCCACGTCCCGCCAGGCTGGCCGGCCGTCGCATTCGGAGTAACGAATATTCCCGGCGTGGCGTTGTCGGCGGTCAGGTTGACGTTGCCGCCCACCTTGAAGACGCCGGTGTTGTTCGGCGCCGACTGTACGACGATCTTATTAACCTTGGGCGATCCCGCGAAGGAACTCAGAGCGCCGGAAAATGCCGTCGCGGGAATCTGGACCGGCGCGGCGCCGATGGTGAGCGATCCGAAGTAAGTTTGCATCGAAGTCCTGGCGGAAAAAAACGGGGCCGCAAATGGCAACGGCCCCAGGTTGGAAGGAGACTGTTAATAGCCGACGCAACTGTATTTGAAGCCGTCGGTATTGGTATTCGGACCGGTGAAGGTCACCGCCGACCCGGAGACGTAGCCCGCCGCCAGCACGCCGATGTTATTGGCGATGGTGGTGGTGTCCTGCGCGGTGCAGGTGAACGTGCTCGCACTGGTAAATGCCGGGCTGATGCCCGTCACCGCAAAGGTGGACGGCGAGCCGCTGGCGAGAGTGCCAGAACCCTGGACTACTTTCAGGCCGACGATGGCCGCTTTACAGGCAGCGGTAGAGCTGCACGCCTGCGCGGACACCGGGAGCGAACTCCAGACGTTGCGCGCGGAGCAGTAATGGAAGGCCACCAGGTCGGTGCGATAGTTGAGCGGCGATCTGCCGGGGACGCATCGCACGGGGTCGGAGCTTCCGGTGGTGAAGCCGATGAAGGGGACCGGGATCGGACTGGGATAGTCGACGCCGGGAACGGGAGCGGACGCTTGCGCGAAAGCGCAGGCCGCGAAGATGGCGAAGGCGGAGAAGAGTTTCAGGAGGCGCGTCATGGTGAGGGTTCCTTTTCGGAAGAAGCGGGGCTGGCATTTCACCAGCCCCGGCGTTGAAAGCCTTAGTACGAAGGCACCCATTTGGAATTCACCGAGTCGTAACAGAAGGTCATGACCTTGTTGACGATGGCGGTGGAAGCCACGGCGATGTTGCCGCCCGAGGCAGTGCTCGTCCAGACGGCATCGGGGATCAGCGCGAGGCAGCCGTTCGGAGCGAGGGCCGCCGGCACCGTGATGGTGGCGAAGGCCGAGCTGGTGCCCGAAACGTGATGCAGCGGATTGGTGGGAGCGATGGTCGTTCCTGCGGTCGACAGGGCCAGTACGGCGCCTTCGACTACCGGCACGCCGGGATCGAACGCGCTCCAGAGTTGCACCGTGCTGGTGGTGCCGGTGGCGCAGTTCCAGGCGCGTCCGGTCGCCACGGAGAGCTTGGGGAGCACTCGTTGCGTGCTGGCGGTGCAGGGAGTGCCGGCAACGGGTTCGACGAGCCCCGCGCCAGCGTCCTGCGCATCGTAATAGTTGGCGGGGCCGGTCCAGACCTTGACGCCCGAGGCGTGGCCGGTCGTTTTGGTGCCGTAGAAGCCGCGCTCGACAGTAACCTGGCAGGGGCTGACCGCGCTATTCACGGCATTGACCCGGAACAGTTCCCGGTCGATGAACAGCAGGTAGTAGTTGTTGCCCGCGCCGTATCCGATGCCGCCCTGGGTAGCTTCCAGAGCCGGAGCCAGGATGTTGGTGCACGAGGCGACCGAGAGGACGTAGCGATTGGTGCCGGCGGCGGCCGTGGTGGCGTCCAGAACAGCCGCGGAAAGCGTGGTGCTCTGCATGGTCGCCTGGCCGAAGGCGAGGCTGGAGAGAGCGACGAGGGTAAACAGAAGGGCGAAAGCCCGCAGTTTGGTATTCATAGTTGGTTTCCTTGTTGGGAGAGTTTTCGTTTTACGGACCTGTGCGGATCCCGAAAGATCCGCATAGGCCGCCTGTTGGTTACGCCCCGCAGACGCGGACGCCCATGTCGTCGCGGACGCGCTTCACGCCGCCGAGGACGTCGAGACGAGTGATTTTCTCGTTGGTGCCGATCACGTAGCCGCGCAGCAGCCGGATGCCGATACCGGCCTTGGGGCTAGAGACCCATTCGGACCATTCCATGCCGCCGGGAAGTTCCTGCTTGACGATGGCCAGCGCGATGGCATCGCGGTGGAACGCCATCCCTTGAGCGCTGGTGACGTTGGCGATGGTCGAGAATGCGGTGTAGGGTAGGCCCCACACGAAGACTTGCGCGCCATCCGCGGGCAGCGCCGTCACGGTCTGGAACGGGCTGGTAGTGTCCGCGTTGATGGGCGGGGAGATATTGCACACCCCAACGCCCCCGGCAGTGGTGGTCATGGCCGAGGTCAGCACGAAGCTGCGCAAGGGTCCGACGTTGCGGTAGCTGATGGGGTTCACCGCGTAAGAGCCGGCGAACTGCACGATGTCGCCCAGGTTGAGGCAGTTGACGATGGAGTCGTCCCAGCTCCGGGTCTGGATGGTCGCTCCGTTGTTGGTGATGCCGCCGCCGGCGATGTCCACCAATGGATTCGAGGCGATGGCTCCCGCGGTACCGAGAGCGCCCACCTGGAAGCGGGCGATGTTCACGTCCTCGTTAAACCGGAAGTTCAACGCGGTGCCCATCTTGCCCGTCAGGTACTGCTGGCTGACTTCCTTCTGGGGATTCAGCAGGTTGGCGTTGAAGCCGAGCACCGCCGCGGTCATATCCGGGGAGATGACCATGGCATTGAGGCTGACAATGCGGGGCACGCCATTGTTGGTCATCTGTACGCCGGCCTGGGCGTAAGTGGCCACGGAATTCGGCAGGACGCCGGGGGTTCCCACAAACGTGAAGAAGCCCGAGAAGACGTCGCACAGATCGCCGTCGATCATGTTGGCGATGGTGGCCGAGGAGGGCTCGACGTACCGCTCGCCGAAGCGATCGATAGTCATCGTCAGGTCCTGGTCCGAGTTCTGCAGGTCCTGGCCCCACAACTCGTTGATGACGATGGGGACCATTTGCTCCTGGATGCCTTCGGGTTTGATGCCATCGCCACGCCGGCCGCGGGTACGGACGGGCAAGCGGGCATTGAAGGTGTCGCTATTGTTGCGAGCGCAATCGCGAATCGCGCCCTTCTGAATCTTTGGATTCAGGCCAGACTATTTCATCGCCCCAGTGGGGCGCTCCACGCTTCGGGCCGCTTGGCCCTACTCCCGATCAAGGGATAGTCGTTGAGCCTTCCTGTTTCCAGGCTTGGTTGCTGATTGCCGTGGCTTTCGCTTTAGGTGTCCCAGCAGTTCATGGAGTTCTTCGAGGCAGGTTGCCCTGCCAAGGGGCTAATTTACTAACCCGATCTTTTCGTTCTTTACTGCGAATTTCTCATCGACCTATGTGTTCAGGCCTGGATCGCTACTTCCAGGCCCCGCCCGAACTTCGCTGGGTTCAGGCTGCTGCAACTTTCATTGCAGAGCAGACTATTTCATCACCCCGGTGGGGTGTGCTGCGCTTCCGGCCGCTTGGCCGTACTCCCTTGCGGGATAGTCGTTACGCCTTTCCTGGTGTTGGCACGCCGCCCGCAACGCAGAGTGCTTCGCCAACGGCATCCATACCAGGACTTGGTTCGGCGTTTCCGTGGGCATCGCTGATAGTCGCTTACTTGGTTAATCGTGTCAACCAAAAAGATGAACCAGTTTCAGCCTTTAGGGTTTCGCCGAGTTCACAGCATTTGCAATGGCGATTACTCGCCAAGGGAGCTAGATGTTGGCTAACTCGCGAGAGACCATCTTCATCATGGTCAGGTCGTTTTCGAGCCGGATGAGCGAATCCTGTGCAATTACCACAGGGTTTAATAGTTCGTCCATTGATTTCCTCCGCTGTCATCGCGACAGGGGTGCTCTGCGAACAGAGCGGGTTAGTAAGTAGTAAAGTTGGCCGCCGCGTTATCGTCGCGACAGGCGGCGGCCGGAGGGGGCAAGAACTTGGTCAGGCGTTCTGCATATTACGCAGCCGGCGCACGTCTTCCATGGAAAGGGCGCGCAACTCCGGCTGTGTATAGTCCTCGGGATAGCGCTTGGTGACGGCGCCCCCACGATGACCCACGGGCTTCGGAGGTGCGGCTTTCGGCCGCGGAACTTGTGCTTGTGCGGGCGGTAATGGAGCCGCTGCTACGGGCGTCTCGCGACGGCCGTCGGTCCCCGGAGCGGGTGCGTCCGGGCCGGGAGCGGCTGGCAATGCCGAAAGAATCCGGTCGTACTCTTCCCTCGCCGCATCCTCGACCACGCGAATAGCGCGTTGCTGCGCCCGTGGGCCGAGTTGCGCGAAGTTGTCCGGTAACTGGGTTTTGGCCATGATGCGCGTTTCTTCCTCGGGGTGGGTTCCCAGCCAATAAAGCAGTTCCCCCACTTCCTCGTAATCGCGCACTACCAGGCCCATGGCGACGGTGCCGTGAGTTGTCTTGGGATCGAGAAGGCGAGTAAACACCTCCTCGGAATCGGGATGGACCGCTTTCAGGCGTTCCCGCGATTGGGTCCAGCGCTCTTCCGCGGCTGTCCGTTCCGCTTCGGTGGCCAACCGTGCGGTTTCTTCAGCCGTTGATTTGCGCGCAGATACCTCGTTCGCTTCCCGTTCCTGCTGGGCTCTGCCCACTTGCCGCCGCTCGTCGCGGACCAGCCAGCGGGTATGCCTTGCGTTGAACGGCTCCCATTCTTCGTCGGCGTCCATCACCGGCTCGGGATCGTCGTCAACCGGAATGACCGTTGAGGCCTCCTCCGCGGGTTTCACCGGCAGCGCAGCGGGTTTTTCCGCCAGCTTCCGGTTCATCTCCGCGAGGGTGGCCTTGAGGCTATCCAGTTCGACGGCCTGCCGCTCCAGTTTGCGGGCGAAGCCGCCTTTGGCCTTCTTCGGCTCGTGCGGCGCCGGTTCCCCGCCGGCGGCGGGCGTATGCCCGGTTTCGTCCGTTCCGTCTCCAGCGGTGTCGCCAAGATCGGGATCGGACGCGGGTGGAATCGTTTCGCCCGGCGTGCCGGCGGGCGCTACGGCTACCTCTTCGGCGGCCGGGGGGGGAGCGGCGTCGGTGGTCTCGGTCGTCTCGATCGAGCCGTACCCGCTGTCCTCCAGAATCTTTTTGATGGTCTCCGCACTTTGGGTGCGTGACTCGATATTCAATTCCGCTAAATCTGCCATAAGTTGGTGGGTCTCGTTGTGCGGCCAGGTTCTCAACGTCGTCGCGACGGAAGCGGCCGGGTTATGCTCCAGCAAGCGGCTGCGCCTGCGCGGGCGGGGGTATCGGCGGCGTGGCGGCCTGCGCCATATCGGCTTCGTGGCCTTGTTGCTGCGCGGCCATGCCCTGTTCATGGGCCTGAGCGTTGGCCTGGGATTGCGCCTCGGCCTGCTGCTTCTGTTGGGCCGCCTGCTGCAACTGGAGATGCTCGGCTGCGTCCGCCGCCGCGGCGGCTTCGACGTCCATCCCCGCTCTCAACAAAGCCGCTCTCCGGTCGAGTTCCGCCTGGAGGGCGGCGTGATCCAAGTCGGCGAGTTTGTTCATGGACGCCGATTTCGACATGGCTTCGGCTACCAGGATTTTGGTCTGGTTACCCTGGGTGGCCACGCGCTCGGCCGACTCGTACTTCAGCCGTTGGGTTTTCAGTTCGTCGGCCATTTGGGCGAGTTGCTGCATCAGAGTCTGGATCGCCTGGCTTTGTTGCTGCAGCTTGGCCATCATCTGCTGTGTGGTGGGCTGCTGGGCGGGATCCTGATTGTCCTGGTCCTGCGCGACGTCCGGCGGTCTCCAGCGGTCTATGAATTCCTGCGGCAGGTCGAGCATCTTGGCGATCAGGTCGAGAGCGCGCGCGCCGGCCTGCGGATTATTGGCCACAAGCTGCAGCACGCCATCGGTCTGCTGGCGGAGCAGGCTGGCGTAGGGCGTGCCATCGCCGATGGTCACGTCGTAGCGCGCCGGGTCGAAGTCCGCGCCCACGCGCCACATGCGGTTGACGCCGTTTTCGAGTTCCTGTTTATTGATGTTCACCGACCGGACCTTGCCGTCCGGGTCCATGATGGTGATGGCGCGCGCCTCGGAGTAGACGTGCGGCATCAGGTCGAGGCGGATGCGCGTGGCGTGCCGGATGGAACGCGCGTAGTTATCGGCGTAGTTGAAGTGCGCGTTATCGCCCTGGCGCTGGATGGCGTTGATCGCCTTGCCGGACTGGTCGCCCTGCGGCTCGCCCAGGTCGGGCCCCCAGATGTTCAGGGAGTTCTTGATGTCCTGGTCGCGGTGCATCAGGGCTTGGGTGATCGCCATGATGTTGGCCTCGGTGTTCACGCGGAAAGGCGGAGGCACCATTTGGCCGCTGACATCCTCGGCGTCGTAGACCAGCACGTCGTGCGGCTTGCGGTTGGCCTCGTGCCACTCGGGATGGTTGTCTATCTGGCCCGAGGAAGCGATGAAGCTGGACATGGGGGCGAGCGCGATCGCCTGCGCTTCCTTGCTGGCCATGTAGTCGTAGGCCAGGTTGGCTTCCATGGCGGGACGCACCATGCCGCGGACGGCGACTCGGCCGTCGACCAGCACCTCGCGGCCGACAACGCAGGGGAACGGAATCCACTTCCCTTTCCACTCCGTGACCGGTCCCACGATTTCGACGCCGGTCATTTTGGCCATTTTGACCACCGGGCGCCGGATGTCGCGCCGGCCGATCTCGTAGACACTCGCCGGATAGGTGTCGGCCTGGTAATCCTTCAGCCGCACCACCTTGCCGGTAGAGAGCATGAGGACGGTTTCTTTCGGGCCGCTCTCGATCCACCAGTACTCCGCCACGCGAATCGACTTCCTGCCGGGGAACCAGTCGTCTTTCTCTTTATCCGACAGGTGAATAAAGTCCCCGGTCATCGCCGTGGACGCGTCGGGATAGTCTTCTTTGAACACCACCGGATCCAGATCCTCGGTGGCGAACAGATACCGCATGTCGGAGCGGTCGAACTCGATACAGGCCGGGTCGCAATAGATGGAGAAGGGATTCGGGATGCGCTTCGAGATCAGTTTTTGCAGGAAGCAGGTCTGCAGGGAGCCGTCGTCGGTGTTATCGGTTTCCCAGTCGAACCATTCCCTCCACCATCCGATGCCGATCTTCACCGCGTGTTCGAAGGCCGTCGAGCGCGCCGTATCCGCGCCGCAATCCTGATCGATGTTGCGGTTCATCCCCTGGAGGATTTTGGCCTCTTCTTTGCTCGCGCCCTCTCCCACGGGTGAGATGCGGCCCTCCGGAGGCGACTGCCGCATGTTGTTGACGACCTGATCGCAGGATGGTCCGATCTTGTCGAAAGCCAGGCAGGGAAGCCCCTTGCGCTCTTCGCGCTGCTCGGTCTTCCAATGGTCCATGTTGTCGACGAAATTCAGTTCTTCGATGGCCTTGCGGCGGAATTTCTCCTCGTACTCGCAAATGGCGCGGAAGCGGACACGCGCTTCCTGCAGGAGGTCCCGGTCCACCGCGCCGTCTTCTTCGACCTGTTTCTTCGAGCCGGCCGTAGCTTTGACTTGAGGCGAACGGATCGACTTCGACGCGTCGGTCAGCGGGATTTGGGGATCCTGCTGGCTGGGCGCCATACTGGCTTGCGGCGGAACGAGCTGCGGGCCGTTGGTGGGAGGGAACATGGGAAACGGAGATCTGGTATTACGCTCGGTTTAACTGTTGCGGTTGGGTCTTCGGCTTCTGAAAAGTGGATCGTAGTCCCGCATAAGTCGCTCCAGGAGGGCTACGGCGCGGGGAGTCCCAAAGACGTTGGCCTGGTGCCACTCGGGATGGTTATCTATCTGCGCTTCGAAGCTCTCGCAATCGTTCGCGTGCTTTCCTCGCCCCCACACGCACCGTTCGCACGTGCCGGGAAGGGTCTTCGCCTGGTTGCCTTCGAAGGGTCGATCTACGGTCATGCGGCCACCGCCGCTCTCTCCACAATCACGGCAATGTGCTGTTCTTCGTGCAGGATGGAGTATTCCTTGCCTTCAATCACGACGTTGCCCCACGGGCGGCGCTCGTACAGAACGATATCTCCCCGGTGTGTGTCCATGGGGAATCGTCCGGTCGGATGCCGATAGGCGAAACGCTCGTCGTGGTAGCCCAGCTTCGATTTGTAGCGGTACGCATCTCCGGGCCCGGTAAGCGCCACGCGGCCCCACCAGAAAAACTCCGTGGTCTTGTCGCGCTTGGGATCGTCCGGGACAAATAACAGCCCGCTGACGGTTTTGCTCTCCCAGCGTTCCAGTTTGCGGAGGGGCTCGACCAGCACCTGGTCGTGCAGGAGGCGCAGCGCGGGAGCTGTCGGCAAGGGCGGAAGGTTTTCAAAGGAAGGTGTCATAAAGGCGCGCGGTCGTTTACACGTTGAGTGCGGTATCGATCTTGTGTGCTTCGGCTTCCGGACCGGTTCCGGGATTCAGCCACTCGTTGTTGATGGCCCGCTTGATGTGGGCGTTCATCAGCTTCGGATTTGTGAAAAGAAATTGCTTGGGTTTTCCGGCCGTGAAGTGGTGGAAGACGCGCATGCCATTCGACGCCGGCTTGAGGCTGATCTTCGTGAGCTTCGGCGCCGCGACCTTCACGGGTTTGATGGCGTGAAAGCGCAGGGAAGGCGCGGGAAGGGAGGAGCCAGCGAAATTCATAGGGGTAAACTGGGAGTGCAGGTGGCCGGGAAACCGGCAGTCTGACCGTAATCAAAGCGTGGGGTCCGGTTCCCTGCGCGCCAAAAAGCGGGATCGCCGAAAGGTGCGGCTGGAGTTCCTCGGTTTGCCACCCGCCACACGTTAAGCCGGTCATGTCGTCCGGAGGCAGGGCGACCGCGATCTATTCGTCTTCGTCGTCTTCGTCGGGCTCGGCGGCGGGAGTCGACGCGCCGGAGCCGGATGTCCCGCCCGGCGTCTCACCCGGGTCCGCAGCTCCAGCCGCGGCCGGGAAGAATGCGGCGGTGTGCTTCTTCACGTGGGCCAGCAATTCCTTGGCGGTCTTGTGGATGGTCGGGTCCGGAGAAAGGTGCGGCCCGTAGGAGTCCTCGGGTTTGGCGTCGGGATGAGGGGCAAACTCCATATGGGAGACTACTCCGTTCTCGGCTTTTTCGAGGCGCATGGAGCGCATGGGGCCATGCTTTTTGGTGGCGCCTTTCCTGGTGGCGGTCACGCTGGAGATACGATTCATGAGGTGGTGCCGCCTCCTGGCGGTAATTCAAATTTGAGAAACGGCCGGATTGTCCCGAGTACTTCGAGGCGGTCCAGGCCATCCATGTCCTTCAGGAACTCTTCAAGCTGGGGGCGGTCGATGGTCTCGGCAATCTGCTTGAGCGCCACGAGATAGCAGGCCCCACAGCGTGTCTTGTTCCGCGAAATCCGCTTGCCGCACTGACAGGTACCGAATGCGTGCGGCGCTTCAGGCTTCGGCGGGGCGGCGGCGACTCCGCCGGCGAGCAAGGTCATGCCGGGCATGCCGAACTGATAGAACGCGGAAATACGGCGGGCCTGGCCGGCCTGGTCCGGACTAATGAGGATAGCGCGGGGTTCCATTAAGTCACTAAGTCATCCAATCTCTTCCACCGGCCCGCTCATACTTCGGCGGGATATAGGCGGTCTTCTTTTTCACCGGACACTCGTGTTGCTCTACGTGGCCCATGATGCACGTCAGCGGCGCCTTGCACCTGGCGCAACGGAAGGTGGGCTCGGGTCCGCCTTCGGGTTCGCCCGGCGGATTGTAGACGTCATCGCGGCGGTTCATGCGGACGTCTCGAAATAGGCGCGCGGTCTGGCGGCGGCGGCTTCACACCCGGGGGTGCAGAACTTGCCCCCGTGGCAGAACTCCTGGCCGCACCAGGCGCAGAATCGGCTGCACTGCACGCCAGTCAAGTAAGTTGCCAGTTGCCGCGGACCGGAAGACCCGGGATGAACCAGGTCGATCTGCTCGGCCGCGGGCAGGTTGGCGGGCGTGAGTCCGTCCTCCAGGAATTCGTAAGGGCTGTGGTGGTGGCTGCTCATACCATCCAACCCCGCTCGCCGCCGGAGGGTGTACGGCTACCGGGGATAGAGGGACGCGACGGACGAACGATCATTTTGTCCCTGCCGGAATTGACCATGTAACGCGTGGCGTCCATCAAATGATCGCTAACCTTCACGATGTTGCCCTTGTCGTCGCGGTGGTACTTGCGAAATTCGTTCCACCAGTTATGGCAGCTCGGCATGACCTTGAAGAGTCCCGACACCATCAGCGTCCAGACCTTGGCGATTCCAGTATCGACGGCGTTGTCGGCCTCCGAGAGCTTCAATCCCAACTCGCGGTACATCGTCAGCAACTGGCGGCCGTCAACCTGCGATCTTCCGCGGGAGGCCGGGTCGATCACTCCGGGGATCCAGGATCCGCGCGCCTTGATGCCGGCGGCGTGCGTGGGCGGTTCGCCCTGCGCCTGGTAATACTCGTCGTAGGCCACCAGCACGCCCGATCCGGGATTGCGCGCCACCCAAAGAGCCGCGGTCCTGTTCCAGCCGACGTCTAGAGCAAATGCCCGTGGCCAGGTGTCCGGGATCGCGGCCAGCGGCGTGAGGATGTCTTCCTCCGCAGTCGGATAGATCGCGCCGGCGCCGAGCGTCGGTTCGCCCAATGTGCGCGCCTTGATCTGGTAGCGCGGCGTGGTGGCGAGGAGTTTCTTTTTCTCCTCCTCGTCCAGGTGAGGGACGTCCTTCCATCCCGCCTGCACGTAAAACTTGTATTTCCTGGCCTCGTCGTTGTCGGGCTCGAGGAAGCCCATCACCACCTCGGACATGCCCTGCAGCGGGGTGAAGGTGATGTAGACGATGCCTTTGGTGGTCATCGTCCGGAGGACCATTTCGGTGTAGCAGTCGAGCGGCGGTTCTTCGTCGCACCAGATGAAGTCGCGGGCCGTGCCTTCGAACGACTTGCGGCCCTGTTCGTAGGTCTTGAGGGTAAGCTTGCTGACTTCGCCCGAAATATGGCGCACCCATACTTCCGAGATAGCTCCCGGCATGCCGTGCGGCCTCGGGGTGGTGTGGACGATGAGATGCTTGGGGATCATCCCCGTGCCGATGGCATCGACAGTCCCTACCAGCTCGCGCTGTACGATATCGCGCGTGGTCTCCGAGGTAGTGCCGCAGGCCCAGCCTTCCGTAGCTCTGCAAAATCGCTTACCTGGCCAGAAGGCCGGGTACCGTCCCGTCAAGTGGGCAGTTGTCTCGTAAGCCCCGCTGACCGTCTTGCCGATGCGGTTGGCGGCCATGAACAGCCGCTCTTTGTAAGTCAGGCCGGCCGCGAAGAACTCAAGGTGCTTGGGGTACAGTGCGAGGCGAAACCTGCCGGTCGGCAGAAACAGGGTCTGCATCCGGTGGGTCAGCCTGCGGTCCATCTCCGGTTGCTGCGTCACCGACGCGTCGAGCACCAGCGGCTTCAAGCTTTCGGGTGAGAGCGATAAGGGTTCGGAGCTCATCGTTGTCTAAGGCTGCATATTTGTCGATGGTGATCTGGAGAGGCCGTTCGTCGACCGTGACGGCGACTTCCTTCTTGGTCTTCCACTGCCCGGTGTCCTCGGCGGCTTGCCGGCCGATGGAAAGCAGCGAGGCGACCGCGCCCGTGTCGATTTCGTATTCCGGGACGCGGGTCGAGACGCGATTGCCGTCCGCATCGACGGTGGCTTCCATCTTGTACTTCACGGTCACCATGCCGGTGTCATGGCCGGGGATATCGGCCATGCCCTCGTCGGCCGCGCGCGCCAGGATGGCTTTCCATACGCGGTGGCGCAGCGCCTTGTAATCTCCCAGGCGCCGGTCCTGATCGCTGGGTCCGCCCGTCCGGGCTTTTATCCGCCAGGCATCCTTGGCTTCGCGGACCAACTTCTGGAAGTCTTTATCCGCCCGCCAGGTGGTGACGGTGCGGCGGCAGACCCCGATTTCTGTGGCAATCTGCTCCGAAGTCAGCTTGTTCCGGGCCACCAGTGCGGCGGCCTTCTGCTTCTGTTCGGCGGGAGTCATGGAATAAGCTGCACTTATAAAAGAGGTTTACGGGCTGAAAGGGCTGCTATCAACTTGCGCCGTGTCTCGCCGTGGCGCTCGCGCCGTTTGAGCGCCCTCTGTCTGAGGTCGTCGCTGAGAATAATGCGTGCCTGTCGTTCGCACCACTCCTTGGCCCCTTCCAGGTGAAGGTAGAGCCGCTCCGACTTATCCTCGGCGGTCGTGCAGTAGCAGAGGGTCTTCTCTGTGGGCCCGTCGATGGTGGCCAATACCCGCCCGGAATCGTGGACCAGGAACCACATGCGGAAATGCAGTCCCTCGTCGGTGAGCCGCGGGTTCTCGAACCAGGTGAAGGGAAACAAGGGATTACGAATTGAAGACTTTGGAACCTGTGGCTGTCGCTGCCAGGTTATCCAGGGCGGCGTTGAACGCGGCCGTATCGGTGGAGAGCTGTGCTTGTGCCGGGGCTAACGGCGCCGTGGCCGTGGCGATGGCGGTTTGGATGGTGCCTACGTTGGCGACGCTCGAAGAGTAGGTGGCTTCGGCGGCGGCGGCGGCGGTGATGGCTACGTCTAGATTCGATTGCATAACGGAACTCCTTTTTCTGCGGTCAAAGAAACGAAACTGCATGCGGTTAGGTCTGCTTGAGCATGCGCCTGATATGCGTGTCGCTCACGCCCAGTTCCTTGGCGATGGCGCGCCGGCTCATGCCTTTCTCCAGCATGCCGGCGATTCTTCCCCGGTGAAAGATCTTCTTGGGCCGTCCAACGGGCAGGTCCTTGCCGCTCTTGGAGTGGTGGTTGCGGTTGCGGATAAAACGCGCGAAGGCCGCCGGTCCGGCGGCGTACGCGATCTGGTAAGCCGTAAAGCCTCCCTGGGTCCGCTCGTTGATGAAGCCGCGTTCCAACTCGGCCACGGCCGCGAAGATCGTGAGCATAAACTTGGCGGTGGGATTGTGGTTGTCCGTGTCGATGCCCATCGACGGACACAGGAACCGCACCTTGTAGGCATCCAACAACTTGATGTTGGTCAGCGTGTCCAGTGTCGAGCGTCCGAAGCGGTCCATCTTCCAGACCATCACGGTGTCGATCTGTTTCGCGCGCGCGTCTTCCATGAGACGGTCCAGCTCCGGCCGCTTGTTGCCTTCCTTGCCGGAGAGCTTCTCCATGTACACGGAGTACTCCGGCCAGCCGTACCGCTGCATCAGTTCCTTGAGGCCGGCCAGTTGGACGGCGCAGTCCTGATCGACGGTGGAAACTCGGGCGTAGATGGCCTTGTCGCTCATAGGGAAGGGTTAGGCGACGGTTTTCATTACGGCGCTGTTCGCGTCGAGGGCGTCTCGGAGCGAGAGGTACGCAAGCGCGACAGTGAGAGGGACACAGCCATTACCCAACGCTCGTAAACGGCTGACGCGAGAGGATTGCCGGCGTCCGTCCATCCTGTCGGCACGTTCATAAGCAGCTCGACAAACCGCGGGTTCAACATCCGGGCGCTGCACGAGCAACCTGGCCCATGCATCAAGGTCCGCCGGGCCGGGAGGGAAAATTGCGATACCGCTTCGCACAGAGGCCGCGCGTTCGGCTTCGTCACCTTGCCCGTCACTCCGGAGCGGTGATCGCCCACCACGGGTGTCGGCCACTGCTCGGCCTGTTCGGCGATCGTCGTTTGATGCCCTTGGCCTATCGAGGCCTTGCGGTTGCGCGGGCCGCCCGCGCCTGGTGAGTCCGGAGTGCGCCACCTCCGCGCCTGCTGGTCCAAGTCCTGCTCGTCCTTGCGATCCCGGCCCCGCGATCGGAACGAGTCCGTTGCCGGCGTCTGCCACGCCATCACCTGCTTGGCGAATTCCCCGCCGCCGCCCGCCGTCTTGCCGTTCTTGTCCGTATTCTGAAAGCCGTGCGGTGTCTTCCAGGCTTGGGCTTGCCTCCCCAGCATTTCGGTAGTGCGATTCGTTGCGGTACGGCTCGGCCTGGCCTTCGTGCCTTCGCCGGGGTTCGCGGTGGGAGTGGTCCAGTTCCGCGCCGCGCCCGTGAGTGAGTCCGTCGAGCCAGGGTGATTGCCGCAACTCTCGCCGTCTTCCGCCCGTGCGCTCGGCCAGCGCGAAGAGTCTGAGCCTTCGGTGAGGCGCGCGGACTTCCTCCGCGCTAAAGAGTCCGCACGCAATGCGGTAACCCATGCGCTCCAGTTCCTCGGCGACTTCATGGAAGCCGAGTCGAAGATGTGCGTCGACATTTTCGAGGAAGACTTGCTCTGGCTGGACTTCGCGGACGATGCGCGCGACGTGGGGCCAGAGGTGACGCGGGTCTTTCTCCGCGCGCTGCTTGCCGGCGCAACTGAACGGTTGGCACGGATAGCCGGCAGCGATCGTATGAATGCGGCCACGCCACGGTTTGCCATCGAAGGTTGCGAGATCGCTCCAAATTGGAGCGTCATCCAGGATGCCGTCTTTGATACGCGCGACCAGGATGCGGGCAGCAGTAATTTCCCGTTCCACGAAACATGCTGTGACAAATCGAGGGTCCGCGAGCTTGAGGCCAAGTCCGATACCTTCGTATCCGGAACAGAGGGAGAGAACTGTTTGGGGAGATGGATCCACATTTATTCCGGCGAACCATGTGGCCTACAGGGTCACCCCGCGGTAGGCCAGCGCCTTGACTGGCGGCGCGCGTTAAGGAGGGAACGCGGGTCGCCGGTCGAGCTTGTTCGATCTACACCTTACTTGGGAGGGCTGGCGCGTCGGGCGTCTTGGGGGCGACACTCGGGGGATGGTTCTCGCCGCGATCGCGATCGGAATGCGAGATTTCACCGAAGGGCTCCTCAACGATGGCGCCCTGCTGGCCCGAGACGATGGCTGCGCCGATTACGACTACATCGAACGCGGCTTCGCCGCCTTTCTCCGCGCCTTTCTTGATGTCGTGCCCTATCTTATCGATGAAGCTCATTGTGTTTTTCCTTTTCGCCATGCACGGCTCGGTCGATGGTGCGGATCGCGTTCTCAATCGCTTTGGTCGGCCGCATCTTGCGCAGCACGTCGCGCAGGGTAATCAGGCAGCATTCCAGGTCCTCGTAAGTCGGCTCGTAGTCGGGCTCCGATATCGGAGTCGCGGATGTGGGGGCTGGAGGCATGGCGTTTGGGGTTAGGAGTTAGGAGTGCCTGACCCGGACGGCGATCTCGACCAGCAGGCCGCCCAACGCCAGGATGGTGACGTCGTGCGCCTCCGGGATTCTCAAACCGCAACCAACCAGGCCGAGCACCACAATCGTCAACAGAATGGCGATGTGGCCGCCCTGGGAGTCGAGCTTATCGAGCACGGGGGTTTCTCCTTCGTTGTCGAGGTAAGAAGCGGTCATGGGGAACCTCATTCCATCAGTGGCGCAGCATATTGATGACGACGCCGACGAGGGCCAGCAGCGCGGTGGCCAGAACACCCATAATCCAGTTGCGGAGGCCGTCGATCTTACCTCCGAGGGTGATCGCGTCCGTTCTCTGTACGTCCGCGAGGCGCGACAAGTCTTCCTTTTGCGCGGCGGCTTCCACCTTGGCTTCCAGGCGCGCGAGGTCGGATTTCTGAGCGGCCAGGTCGGATTTCTGTTCCAGGCGGCGGAGCGATCCGTTCTGCGCGGTCTGCCAGCGTTCGAGCGCCTCGATATGGACGGTGGCAGTTGTCGCCAGCTCGCAGGCGCCGGGACATTGGGGTGGCATGTGCATTGAGTTTCCAGAAAAAAGAGTTTAAGTGGCTGCGCTTTTACCAGCCCCAGGGATAGAATCCGTGCGCCCGCATCAAATCCTGGTGTACCCGGCTTCGAAGGCTTCGGCGGGACTGAAAGACCGGTAGCCGTCCGCGTATTCCACGAAGTAGCCGCCCGGCCGCGGGTCGTGTTTCAGCAGGTACGCGCCGTCCACGTGGATCGGCGACAGACCCGGGTCCACTGCAACAATCGATGCGCCCAGGGCTGGCCCATGGCTGGCTAGCCAATCGCAGCGCTCGCAGTTGCCGCAACCGCTTTGGAGCGCGAGGCTGCTCGCCGGCTGGTTCATGTAGAGCGTCCCTCTGCACGTGAACCCCTTGAAAAGCGGCATTCGGTCGCGGCGTACTTCCGCGATCTTCACCGCGGAGACTTCCTTGTGGCAGCGGTATTGGGGGAGTGTCGTCATGCGGCCTTGCCGAGAGGAATCGATTCCAGTGAGAGCGGATCCACTTCAGCGCGGATGGAGCGCTCGATGCCGGCGAGGGTAACCACCACCCAGGCTTTCTTCTTCCACCGTAGGACATAGCCTTCGAGCCCTACCAAGAGTCCGTAGCGCACTCGTACACGGTCCCCGGCTATGAAGTGCTCACAGGCCGTGGCTTCGGGCAGGCTCACGATTCGCTTGACCTGCTCGATCTCGAAATCCGGGATGGCGATGGCATGGCGGCCGGCCCCGACGATGCCCACCACCTGGTGGATGGCCACCACCGGGGTATCGTTCTCCAGATCGAACCGCGCGAACACGTACCCGGGCATGAACCGCTGTTCGACGCTACGCCGCTTGTCGGCCGACTTCACCCGCCGAAACGGGTAGAACGCCTCGATGCCGGCGTTGGCCAGCTTTTGCGCTACGGCATGCTCTTGACAGGAGCGGACGTGTAAAGCGTACCAGTTCATCGGGCTCGACAAGACCTAGGCGGGCATGTGGCAATGCCAGCGGGCCAGCAAGCCAGCAAGCTAAGAAACTGGCAGCCTTCGGCCCCTGGCTTGCGCTTTTCAGTGCAAGTAAAGGGGGTTAGTCGTCAAGACGTCTTACGCGGCCTTGAGCGCCTTGGCTTCCACGGCGTGGATCAATACGGCCGTCACGTCCCGCGTCCCGGTCCGTTCCTGGGTCACGAAGGACACCTGGTCGGCCGGCGCGACATGCGCGTCGAGCAACTTAAATGAGATGGTCAATGCTTCGATCAGCGGCTTCAGCCCCATGACCTTCTTCAATGCGTCGAAGGCTCTCAGCTTGTGGGAGACCGTGCGCTTGATTTCGCGCTTGGTAAGATCGATGTAGTAGAGTGCGCCAGCCGCGCGCACCGGCACGTCGGCCGGACTCTTCTTATAATGCTCGCGAATCTCGGCTACGAGGCCGCTCAGTTCTTCGCGCCACGGCTCCGCGTTAGCGGCTTTTTGTTTGGCGAGGAGATATCCGCACCGGTCCAGTTTTTCTTTTGGGAATGCCGTGATCGGAGTAGGTGGCACGAATCCAGTGTCACTCCATTTCACGTGTATAGCTATGAAACTAAACGGTTAAATTGGGACAAATCGCTCCGGTTAAGCATTAATTATCAGAATGAGGATTATTCTCGGAGGTGCGAAGGCGCACGGAAGCGGAGGGCTACCCCAAAGGAGGGGGAAGCGCATGGAACCGACAGGGGTAACGCTCGATAAGGTGGATCGGGACGTCGCCATATTGCTGGCCGCCGGCGACGATCCTAAGATTGTCGCAGACCATCTCGACATGGCGCTGTCGACGGCGTACCGGCTGATTAACGGCATGTGCGCGCGCGCCCACGTGGCCGGCCGGGCCAAACTGCTGATCTGGATTCTGCAGCACCCGGGTTGTCTGTTTAAGGGTGTGATCTCGGTACCGGGCCTGCATGTGCAACCGTGCGAATGCGGTAGCCCGTATTGCCTCGGCATGATCGCCGCGCAATTGCCGCCCATCGATGAGATGCTGCAGCTTCCTACCGGCGCCGACTGATATGCCGGTGGCCAGACCTATTTTTCCGGTAGTGGGGTCTTTTCGATTTCCACAGGCTGACAGCAAGCCGCCTTCTGTGCAGACCGTAGTTGCAGGCATGTATCCCGATACGTTCCGCCATTTACACCCAAACTCGCCGCGCATCCCCCTGGATGTTTCGCCCTATCCGCGGCGCCAGCTGGACCGTCCTCCATCCCGGCTCTTTCCGGCCGATCAGCGCCGACTGTCAGTACGCGATTCGCCGGTAAAATGGTACCCTGCGCGAACGCTCCCGCAAATGCGATATGCTTTGGGGGCGATGACTGTTTGCATTGCGGCGAGCACAGCAATAAAGGGGGTTCCGGCTGTTGTTCTGTGCGTGGATATGATGGGTTCAACCGACTACACTAGTTCTGAAACCATCCACAAATTCTATCCGGTAGGGCCAGATTTCTTCGCGCTGCTCGCCGGTACGTTAAGCGATGCAGGCGAGTTCGCGCGGCTTGTACGGAGCCGCCTCTCGACTGAGAAGCCGGCAGACCAATCCGCTCTCCTGCGCCAGATCAGGGCAGCGGTGAGGGACTTCAAACATGCGATGGCGGAGACGCACATCGAGACGGCGATAGGCATATCCTACGATGAATTTAGAAGGAAGGGAAAGAAGACGTTGCCAGAGGACCTGTACCGCAGCCTCTGTTGGGAAATCCGTAACCAACAGACGGACGTCGAATTGCTGATCGCGGGCTTTCTCCCTGTTCCAGGTAAGCCGGAGAGGCTGATTCCAGCAATTGTGAAAGTATCCTTCGGAAAGGTCTGGTACTCCGACAACTTCGCGGTGGCGGGATCGGGGGCAGGGATTGCTGAGCCCGCACTGTTTCACAGAAATCAAAATTCTTTGGACACATTCGAAGCCACCGTCTATCAGGTTTACGAGGCGAAGTGTCTGGCCGAAAGATCTCCTGGCGTAGGCAGGCGGCTAATCATGCTTGTACTACGGCCCAAACAGAGGCCCCTAGTGTTAACCGAACCCGGGATAAAGTTTTTAGACAAGCAAGTCAAGAGGTTTTCTCCCCGTAGATTGAAGCTTCCCGATTTCCCTGATGGAATGTTCGATCAGGTTTAGGCGGCAACGCGCCGGGCCGCAGATTCCGCATCTGCCACGGCTATAACCTCCCACCATGACCACACGTGAGTTGAGACTCCCGCTGCCATCGCTGGCGTAACCCTGAGCGTCTGGTGGATGCGCACGAAGTTGTAGTACATGTAGTGGAGTGCGACCGCGGCTTCGTGGTTCTGGATCTTTTTAGAGAAGCCGTTCGTCAGGCGCGTGAATCTGCGCATGGACATCCGCATGGTGAGATTCTGACGCTCCACATAGCTGGTCGAGATGAACTTTTCTTCGGGCTCGCCCAGTCTGGGAACCTTCTGGCACCCGGTGCAGATCGCTGGGCTGTAGCGCTTGTGGCCCTCCGGCTCGTTGCCAAAGTACTTCACAAGTTGCGCGTAGTCGATGTCGTCGGCGAAGGCGTCAATGACGGCGTTGAGATAGACCTTATGGCCATCGGTGGTGAGCTGAACGCGATTCGTCAGGCGCCGTTCCAGATCGGCGATAAACTCCGTGGCGCAGCCGGCATCGCGGGTACCGACGAGCCAGCAGGGAACGAGCTTGGTCTCGGCGTCGATGGCAACCCACACCCAGGCATCGCCAACTACGCGCTCTTCGGCCATTTCTTTCGTGACGTGCTTTTGTTTGCATCCGACGAAACTCCAGATCTCGTCGCACTCCAGCCGCTTGCAGCTCAGGTTGCGGAACACGCGGTCCTGGTATCGGTAGCATGCTTTGCCGACACCCACAAGCAGGCGCGTCACGGTTCGCTTCTCGCGGCCCAACATGCGGCAGGTGGAGCGGATCGAATTGCCTTCAACCAGAGCGGCGAGGATTTGGGCGCGTTCGTCGATGCTCAAGCGGTTCATGAATATATTATACGCGACCGCTCGCGCATAAGCAAGAAGAATGAGCTATTATTGAGCCATGAAAAGACTTAGCGACGATCCACGCGGCAGAGAGGCCGATCTTACTGCGGCGGTCCTTCAAACGCTTCGAGGATGCGACGAAACTCGGTTTGCTTTTCTTCCTCGGAAGGACCGGGATCTTTTAGCAGGGCTATTAGCCGAGCATATAGGTCAGTTAGGTCGCTCCGAGGATCTGCGGCTTGCTGCTCTTCGGCGCTCTGCAACTCTGCCCTAAATCGCTCGTCAACAGGTGGAGAGAGACTGCGCAACGTGCGTGCAGTAGACACCAGGAGGTTCAGGTCGGCTTGTCGGCCTTTCTCGATCTGATGAAGACGCTCCAGGATAAGCACCATCACCTTTCGCAGCGTATCGTCCATGGCCGGATTCTACCACCGCGCGTCCGCTCTCGCATGGTAAAGGCCTCCACTTCCAATTCGGGGTCTGGCCTATGTGTACGGACCCAACTCAGAGTGTACGTCCAGGACTACCCACGGGTCGGCTACGGCTGCCGCCAAGTTTCGAAGCGCCACGTAATCCAGTGTCCGAAGGTCAGCGAGAAGAGCTTTCCCCGAAGGCAATAGCCTTTCCATGTCGAATTCGCCTTCGCCCTTCCTGGTGAACATATCAGTCGCCAGTAGATCTTCGACTGTTCTGCAACCGCTTGTGCTTGGTTCCAGAAGGGAAGCAATGTCGAGCAAAAAGGTGACGAGGTTGTGTTTGTGTTCTTCGCTCATTTTGCCGCCTTGTCCGCTGGGTTTGCCCACCGCGCCTTGGCAGCTCGTTGCGCCGACCTCTTCCGCTGGGCCGGTGTCAGCCTAGCGTTCAAGGTCGCCGCGCCCTTGAGACCGCCGCGTCGCCCCATGGCGGCCATGACCTGGGCGATAGTGGCGCGGTCGGGCTCTGCGGTCCCTTCGCTGGCTTCGATGGTCCGCTTCAGAGCGGAAGCGGCGAACTGGTTGATGTCCTGGAATTCTTTACGCGTGCGCTTGGGCATGTCCCCAGTATCGCAGGTGGGGCGGCGGCGTCAAGCCTGTGGAAAACGAAATGACCCCACTACCATTTTTCCAGTCCGCACGATTTAGATAGCGTTCGCTTCCCATCTGGTGGTAGACTGTTCCTTCGCCGTACTGCCCGATTGCTGGCATTTAGGCAACTCGGATTGCCGTCCAGGAGGCGGCTGCCTCATGAAAACCATTGCGATCCTTTCCCAGAAGGGCGGGGCGGGAAAGACAACGATCGCCATCAACCTCGCCGGAGCCGCGGAAGCGGCTGGACTAAAGACGGTTATCGTCGATCTGGATCCACAGGCCAGCGCCAAGGTCTGGCACGACCACCGGCAGCGCGAAAGCCCGGTTGTAATCTCAGCGCAGGCTGCACGCTTATTTGAGGTGCTATCTACCGCCGCGAACCACGGAGCCGGCCTGTGCATCGTGGACACGGCGCCGCATTCCACCACCGAAGCCTTGGCGGCGGCAAAGGCGGCCGATCTGATTCTCATTCCGTGCAGGGCCAGCTACATCGACCTCATCGCCATGGCGACGTCGGTCGAACTAGTGCAACTCGCCCGCAAGCCCGCGATGTTCGTTCTCAACTGCGTGCGGCCCGGAGACAAGGCGCTTCCCGATCAAGCCGAGGAAGGGCTGGCGGGACACAATATCCCCGTGTCCGGCGTCCGGATTACGCAGCGCGCAGCGTTCGTTCACTCGCTCACGGCCGGCCAGACGGTGGACGAATACGAATTGGACGGCGCTGCGGCCGGAGAGATTCGTGCGTTATTCCGGTTGGCTTGCCAGCATGAGGGCATGACGGAGTTACGGCAGGGCAAGGGGGCAATCGCATGAAGAAGGCGCCGTCGTTATCTCAAGCTCTGAAACCGCTGGACCGGCGGACCGTGTCCGGGCCATCCCGGCCGTCACCGGCGCCGGCAACGAGGAGGTCGCCCGTACCGGCGACGCGGGCAGGGAAGAAGACCCTGAGCTTCTACGTTTCGCTGGAATGCCGGACGCATCTGAAGGTTACGGCAGCCGCCCAACAGCGGCCGCTGGAGCAGTGCCTCACAGAGGCGCTGAACGATTGGTTCAAGAAGTATGGCAAGGCGGAACTGGCGTAGGCCCTCCCCGCCATGTAGTACGGGAAACCAGCGCTGGCGTAAAGTGACCAAACGCACGGTGCGCAAGAGGGACCATTACCTCACGCGCGCGTGGGAGTAAGATGGGTCCTAGGTCCAACATGCATTTTTGGTATTTTTAGTGCAGGAAATAGAGGAGGCCGCCTGACGTTTTCCCCGTGTCGGCGGCCTCTTGAGAAACGATACTCATCGATATGTCGATTCAGTATAGCCAATTCGGCGCCACGAACACAAGGCGAAAGCCTCCCCCCACCACCGAGAAACGCAAACTGTCGCCAGCGTTCGGGGTCAACTTTTCCAGGAGCAAATCCCGAAGCGCTTGAGGTAGGTGATTGAGGGGGAGGCGGAGGCCATCCCAATTGGATCAAGTCATGACCGGGAATAGGGACGACTGTAGGGACATTACGCCAAAATATTACCAAACTTTCGGCGCTCTTGCATCTCTTTTCTGGGGCGGGATTCGGGATGTTTTTCGGGCCGAGGGGGTGCTACTAACACTCTCGCGGCGCGCGATAGCCAGCTTAGCGCACGCCAGCGAGCCTGGGCGGTCCTGCAAGTACTGTTTTAGGGCCTGCGGTACCAATGGAATGGGGGTTGCTGCGGGGCGTTGCAAAATCGGATTGTACCGCTTGAATGCCACCGGTTGCGGCAGCAGCCGGGAAAGATCTCCTCCAATTGGTCCCTGAAGTTCCTCAGTCGCTACGTTTCATCTTGGCGGAAGGACCGTAGCACCAAGTGCAAGATGCAGAGTTGGAAGAGTGCGGCTCGTCTTCTAGTTTACCGTACTACCCCAACTCATTACCAGAGGCATAAAACCGGAGGTCCGACCTCCAGAAAGCGTTTGGGGCAAGTATGGCAAATTCGAGCGATGCGAGACGCAAGCTAACGCCCGGCCAGGTGAGGGCTATCCGGGAAGAATACGCGAACAGCGCGATCAGCCAGGAAGGGCTGGCCGGAAAGTATGGAGTGGGGCACACTGCCATCGGTTCGGTAATCAACTGGAAGCGCTGGAGGCATATAGACGGAGCCGCCGCCCCGCCCCGCAAGAAAGTACGGGGTGCCGATTGCGGACGCGCCAAACTGAGCGCCGGTGAGGTTGTGGCGATTCGCCGCGAATTCACTGAACGCCGTATCACTAAAGCGAGATTGGCCGCGAAATATTTTATTGACCCTTCCAGCCTGACTGAGATTCTTTGCGGCGAAACTTGGGGGCATGTTGGTGGTCCCCGCACTCCTCGTCGAAGCAACGCGATTTTCGGCCGGTTCTAATCCTCGTTGCGCAAGCCAATCGATGCGGGCCGGAGGCTTAGCGATGTGGACGCGGCGTTTATATTTTCCCTGAGAGGCGCTGTGAGCTTTGGTATCGAAGGAGGTAGTCAGTGACACCGGAACAGATTCGCCCCTACAGAATCAGCGAAGTGCCGCCCCTGACGGCGCTTCAAACAGCCCTACTCCAAGCCGGCACCCCCATCCTCGACGCCGACGACGTGCGCGCCTGGCAGGAGGAAAAGCTCAAACAGGAGAAAGCCAGGGCCAAGGCGCTGTGCTTCCGTCTCCGGGTAGCGTTGGTCCTGTTGCCGGCTTGCGCCGCCGCCTTGCTGGCAGGCGGGCTGATGGCGCGCTTCTGGGTGCATGGCTACAGCCAGACGCTGGCCTGGATCGGAGTAGCGCTGGGCATGGCCTTGGCGCGCATCGCGTGGCGATTAGAGGTGGACAGCGCGGCAGACATGATGGCGTGGCGGCCCTACACGGTCGCCTATGTCGTGGGTACCGGCCTGGACTACAACCCCGTGTATGCGGAAGCCGCATTCCTGAGCGCGGGCCTGCAGACGCCAACCGTGGTTCCACCCGAGGCGGTGGCGCTCATGCGGGCCATCGCGGCAACCGGCGTGGAGGCCAGCTTCAGGGTGGAGCAGCTCGACGCGGACCCGTTCCTGTACGTGCGTGACTACCGCGAGGGCTACTACATCGCGGTCTGGGACGAGAGGGGGTACATCCGGTGAGGCGCAACAGACCGCGGCGCCGTCCGGACCGCTTCCCCCCGGCACGGCCGCTGCCAGACACCAGCCTGTGGTACGTACTGCACCAGGGCGATATCCACGGCCGCATCGGCCACGCCGCCTATCGGACCGCGCTGGGGATCGCGCGGGCCATGCTGCCCGAGCTGGCCGACGAGTTGCGCCTGGTGCTGTACGCCGAGGTGCCCCGCCCCGTGCGCGCCGACGTTGACCGCGCTCCATTGTGGACGCCGGCGTGGTGTACCGCGCGCGGCATCGCCTGGGCACAGGGGCTGACGGCTGCGGGAGGTGCGCGATGACCTTTGACGGTCGGTCGCAGGTGCCCGCGCAGGGGCTTTGTACCTGCGACTACCTGCGACTGCGCGAAGGCCGTGAACGCGTACCTGACGCGCGCGCGCCAGGGCAGAAAGGCCGGGGGCGAATGAAGGGCGCAGAATCGGACTCACAAGTCTTAATGGCATCAGTACTGATGCGGACACCACGACCTAAGTCCTTTAGAATCTTAAATCGGACAAAGAGGTATCGGTTTGAGGCCCGTGAACGATGAAGCAGCCGCCGAGCCCCGAAGCTCTGCTGTGCGAGAGGTGTAAAGCCTCTCTGAAGCAGGGCATGTACAAGCGGCTCAGTGCCGACCAGGTCATCTGCCGCGACCAGCCCTCGTGCCGGCAGCGCGTGCTCAGCGAGGAGCTGGGAATCGACCTCTTTACCAAGTACCCGCGAGAGCGGACCTACTTCGAAATGGACGTCCGGCCGGAGAACCATAAGCAGACCGGCTGGAAGCCGATCCACACCGAGGATGAGCGCGTGATGGCGGCCTGGATCTACTATTCCTGGTGTTATCCCGTGGGCCTGGCCTACGCGGTGCAGATCGACGCCGACGACGAGATCATGCACGACCGATATGGCAAACCCATGCTGATGACGCATGAGCGTTTGGGCCAGATCCTGGGCGTCCCGCGGCAGAGCGTCAGCCGGGCCACCGCGCGGGCCGAGGCGCGCAAGGAGCTGCGCCAGGATGACGGGCAAGTGTTTCCCGTAGCGAAGCCCACGATTACGCGCGAGGAGCGCGAGGCCGCGCGTGCGGAGGAGGTGGAGCAACTCGGAGAGGCGCCCAACACCATCCCGCGGCAATACCGCCACCTCCTCAACGATCTGCTCGCCGACGTGGGAGATGAGTGCATCAGAACTGATTCACTCGCGGAAGTCGTCGCGTCCTGTACGCAATACAATGACGATCACCACCGCATCAGAACACGACGGAATGGGGTAATCGAAAACGTCTGTACACGACTCGCTACCTTATTGTCCAGACAGGTTACTTTTAGAAAGAAACCTTCCCTGTCGTCGGTCGGTCCTTCCGTAGCAGTACCTACGAGCGAAAACCTGGCCTCTCAAGCCCCCGGTAGCGAGGCGCTCAATGAGCTGTACGCAGCAGGACTGGGGAAGGGAGCCTTGGCCAAGCTGCCCCCGGTCGAGGAACGGCGAAAGCCTAAGACGACCGACCGACCGAAGGAGGAAGCCGTCAATCCATTCCGGGCCCAGATCCACGACTGGATGGAAGCCCACATCGCCATTCCCGGCTACGACCTGGAGGATACCGAGCTCGACTTGATAGCCGCGACCATCCAGACGCCCCTTCATTTTGCGCAGTTCAAGGCAGCCGCGCTAAGACAAGCCCACCCGAAGGGATGGAAAGTGTTTGTCCGGATCGCCCAACAGTGCGAGAAGCGCCACAAGACGTACGAGAAGTCGGTAGCGGCCGGCGGCTCGAGCGACTCGAAAGAAAAATCCGCCGTTGAGGAAATGCTGAAAATCCGCAAGAGGGGAGGAGAGGCATGAGCGATCAACTCGACATCGAAACCGCCATGAAGCTGGCACGGAGCCTGACCACGATTGACGGCTTCCCGCGCTTCGAGGACGCGATCACAGCCACAGCCACGGATCTCATGGAGTGGTGCGAGGGCGCTATCCTCGATGGCCGCCGCTGGTCCGCGGCGAGTCAGGCGAACTGGCTGGTCCAAGAGGCGCGCCTAACATGGCGCAAATGGAGTGGCACGGGCGACTTTTTCGCGCTCTTCCGCAGCAAATTCCCGCGGAAGCTTCCAGCGGGCAATACGAACGATTTCCACGAACCCGGGCTCAAGCCGCCAATCGCCTGCCGTAAGTGCAGCGATCGCGGCACGGTGAAGCTCTCTACCGGCCGGTACGACTGGTGCGATTGCGAGCAGGCCGGATACCTGCGCCGCGATTGGCCCGATTTCCTGGAACTAGCCAACAAGCACCTGGCGCCCAAGCCTCGCCTCGTACGAACCAAAGACGTGCCCCTTACGGCGGCCCAGATCGACGCCATGCGGGCCGAAGAAAGGCGGCTGGTGGAGCAGGCCATCGACGGCGCCGAAACGATGCTGCACGATCCACGCGCCACCAAAGAGCAAAAGAAAGCCGCGCGCAAACTCCTCAAGCTCTACCGGCCAAAGAGAGAGGCGGCGTCGTGATTTCCGCCCCGATCGAGAAGCTCACCAAGTCGGAACTCGAAAGCCGCGTGCGGTATCACCGGACTTTGGCGGACCTGTACGAGACCCGCAAGATGCCGGAGACGGCGAATAGTTTCCGCGCCCTGGCGCAAGAATACGACGCGGCACTACAGGCGAAGCGCGATGTTCGCGCCGAAATCGAGAGCGAGTCCTCTGCGGGGGGTGGCGAATGAGCGAATACGGCCCCGCCGATCTCGAAATCTGTCGTGCCCGCGAGCGCCAATTAATTCGCGAGGCCGAGCGCGCCTGCCTGGAGATCCGCCGGTTGCGCGCCATCGAGGATTTCGAGCGGCTCCGGGAATGGGGCGACCGGCAAGCGAAGAAGCGCGCAGCAGGCCGCAAAACCCCAAACGTGAGGTAAGCAATGCCGAACCCAGTGTATAGCCCCGCCGTGACCTGGCACTGCGAGGAGTGCCATCAGGCCGGAGACCTTTCCATCCCGCCGGCGAACTTCCGCGCGGCAACTCCCTACGAACTGGCGGAGCAATCCCACGCGCTGGCGGATCCCGAGTGCGCCAAGCAATGGGGAGCGCGCTTCGTCTATGTGTCCCAATCGGAGTACCCCGACTAATGGACAAGCGTACCCAGTTTCCGGCGTCGAAGCTGCAGGCGAAGATTCTGACGGATCTCGCGACCGGCTGGGCCATCCGCAGCACTCCGCGGCTGCTCTGCCGGTTCGAACGGTTGCGGCCGTACCGGCAGGAAACCCTAAAGGAGAACAGTTTCCGGGCCCTGCGCGATGCCGGGTGGATCGAAGAGGATCCCACCGGCGTCCAGCAGTGGCGGATTTCGGAGAAGGGCCGGAAGGCCATCGGACTAAAGGAGGTTCGATTGTGTCACTAGAAGATCGCCCGCTTACCAACCTGCAATTCTGCATCGCGCGCGCCCTCGGGCAGCCCCTGGAGAGTTTTCGGCCGCTATCCGAAGGCGAGACCGCGGCGGCGCCCGACGCCCCAACGGTTGTCGCGATCCGTTCTCCTTCGCGATCCACCCCGCGTGAGAGCGAGAAGGTTTATCGTTTGGACCGCCAGGAGCGCAAGATGACCCTCCGCGCGTTAGGAATACGAGGGGGCAAATGATCTCCGGCAGACTGCTATTGGAGTTCTCCGCATGGATCTAGATCCAATTCTTCGGGAGTTGCGCGCCGAGTTGAAGCGCGTCGAGGACGCGATCTCGGCGTTAGAGGCGGTGTGCAGGCAAGGCCGCAGATCGATGGGAGAGGACGAACGCCAGCAGGTATCGATCCGCATGGTCAAATATTGGGCCTGGCTCGCCGAAAATGACGAAGACCCAGCAGTGAGGGAAGAAGCCCGGCGTCACCTATCGAATGCCGGCGTTCGCGCCGCGGCGGGGGACGACCGCCGTAGTCAGGGGGGCGCATGACGGCCGCCGCAAACCCCTACGGCTACCGCTGGCGCACGCACACCCTGCCGGCGCTCCGGACCCGCGCCTGCCACGAATGCCAGCGGTGCGGGATGCCGGAGCGGCCCATGGGCTGGTACCGCCTGCTGGAGGGCGCGCACCTCGACGGAGATCGTGCCAACGATAACGATGACAATCTGGCATTGCTGTGCCGGACTTGCCATCGCGCCCACGACTACCGAGTCTGGAGTCTGACGTGGACCACCTGGCAACGGGCCCAGCACGAGCGGCGGATAGACGAGGCCGACGCGGCGCGGCCCATTCTCGCGTTGCTGAGGGCATCGTGAAGGAGCGCATCGCCCAACTCGCCGCCTCGGCCGCCCATCAACCCCATGGCACGCGATCCCGCTACAACTCGGGTTGCCACTGCTTCCAGTGCCGGGTTGCCAATACGAACTACGAGACGGCACGCGCGGCCAAGCATAGGGCGGGATGGCACGCGCGGCTCGTGCCCACCGATAAGGCCCTGGCACATCTCGACGCGCTCTCACAGGCTGGCGTAGGCTACAAATCGGTAGCGGATGCCGCCGGCGTGTCTCACACCACGTTGGCGAGGGTCAAGTACGGTCGCGGGCAGATCCGCGCGACGACAGAGGCGCGTATTCTGGCGGTGGACCGCGGCGCCATGGCCGATGGAGCTCGCATCGCCGCTGGACCGACCCTTCGCTTGATCGCCGGCATGGTCCGCGACGGGTACACCCGCCTGTGGATCGCGCGCCAGCTCGGCTACAAAAGCACCGGGCTGCAGTTCCGCCTCCCGACGGTCAGCGCTCTCAACGCGTCACGGGTGGAGCGGCTCTACCGGCGAATCGAGGAAGGCAGGGTAAGCCGATGACGTACCGTCAACCTACCGGAAACGCGGAGGCGTAGAGGAGTATGGCGCGACCTAAACCCTGGATCGGACAAATCGATCAGATCCAACAGAAGCTGCGCGAGTACCTGCCGACTCAGCCCCTCGGCCGGCGCGACATCGAAGTTTTGTTCGGGCTCTCGCGAAGCGCCGCAACCGAATTAATGGGACTGATGGAGTGCAGCCGCGAATTCGGCGCCGCCCTGATCGTCACCGCCGGCAACGTGCTCGAATACCTGCGCCTCTGTCCCGAGGGCCAGCACGTTGAACAGGAGCGGATCCGCCGGGACAAGCTGGCCAAGAACCTCCAGGAGGCGGCCAAGGATCAGGCGCTGCGCGAAATATCTTTCGGCGCCACGTCGGCCGACGAATGGGCACGCTGGAAAGAGCTGCCGATCCGCTTCGAGCCCGGCAGGATGACTGTGGAGTTCGATTCCGCGGAGGATCTGCTGCACACGCTCTGGCGATTTACCCGGGCGTGTCAGGGGCCGGACTGGGATACGTTCCAGCGGTTGACGGAGAGCGAACAGATGGTGTTGGAAGGAGAAAAGAAGGTATGACGATCAACAACGATCCCAATAGGCCAAAGTACGACCCAGACCGCATAATCCGCGAGTGGAAAGGTTTACCGCCGCTATCGGATAGCGAGGCAACTGCGCGTGGCATCGAAGTGGATCGGGACGGCCTGGTCCGCTGCCGCGTATGCGGCTGCACACAACGCGAGCCCTGTTGCCCTCCATGCGGCTGGATGCCCGGGGAAGTGGACCTGTGCGATGCGTGTGGCCTGGCTGTGATGGCCCTCCGTAATTGGCTCGATGGCGCCCATCGGCCGAATAAAGCGGCGCTGTTCCGCGAAGTCGAGAAACGGCTCGCCGATTATTGCGCGAGGTGCCACGGCTCCGGCAAGGTGGACCGCGGCAATGGCAGCACGAAGCCGTGCGATTGTGCCGCCGGCCTGGCCGAACGGGCGCGGCGGAAGGCGAGGAGGCCCGTATGAGCGCCCCGCGCTGGGCAGTTGGCATGCGGCGCCTCATGCCGGGTGTGTACCTCGATGGCGATTGCGCGATCCATTTCGATCTCTACGATCTCTGCGTGGCTAACGGCTACGCGCCCACCGCAGAGAACGCGGATCTGCTGGAGCGCGTCGCACGTAGAGCGCTGCGCGAAGCGTGCGGGTGCGAGATTCCAACGACACAGGTGGAGGCCGCCGACGAAAATGAAGATTAAAGAGATTCCTAACGCGCCAGCTTGGCTGGTGAAGGCAGAAACGCTGGACGCCGATGTCACCGTCCAGGATGGCCGAGTCGTCTGGCGCGGCGGCTTGTGGCTCGGCGGCGAGTGGCGCGGCGGCTTGTGGCGCGGCGGTGAGTGGTGCGGCGGCGAGTGGTGCGATGGCCAGTGGTGCGGCGGCCAGTGGCACGACGGCGTTTGGCGCGACGGCTTGTGGCTCGGCGGCGAGTGGTGCGATGGCCAGTGGTGCGGCGGCGAGTGGTGCGGCGGCGAGTGGCGCGGCGGCTTGTGGCTCGACGAGAAAACCCAGCGCCTGGAGTTTATGGCGGCGGCCTGCGGCATTGTGTTCGGCGCGGATGGCTGGGCTACTGCCTACCGCACCACCACCTTAGACGGGCACGGCCGATACACGAAATGCTTTGTCCAGCCAGAGGGCGAGTATTACGAGGACAATTTGCCCCCGCCCGGCTCCGGGACATGCGTGAGAGGCATTCACGTCTCGACCGCGGCGACGGCACACACTCTACTCGGCGTCGATCACAGTGCCCAGATGTGGGAGGTCCGATTCAAGAGGTCCGACCTCTTGGACTGCGATGGACAAAAGGCGCGGATATCGGGAGGCGTCTTTAGGAAAATTGCGAGGCCATTCTGAGCGAAGACCGCAAATACCTGGAAGCCGGCACCGGCAGCAAAAAGCAAGCGTCCCAAGCCCGAGGACCTGGTGGGCGGCAGGCGATACGCCCGTTACAGCGAAGGACCTGAATGATTAACGAGGAAGCCAAAGGAGCAACTGAATGAAAACCGCCAACGATTTTATGCGCGGCGCCGTGGCGCTCGACCAGCTCCGCGTGGAGATGTCCCCGCAAGCGGACGATCCGGAGCACGACCTCCGGCAACTAATCTGCTATCACCTGTTGACCGCAGCGGCCAACTGCCGGCGAGTGGGCGAGGCGCGCGCTGCCCGCGATCGCACGGCCGCGGCGAAGGCGAAACCGTAATGGCGCCGCTCGTCGTGGTGTGCCGCAAAGCGTCCGACTCGCTCTTGCCTGGCGCTCAGAAGGGCTACCGGTGCCGTCGGTGCGACCTGGAAGTCCAAGTGACCGTCGACGGGCGCGCCTGGATCGCCGCCGGCGGTATCGCCCTATGTAACGATTGCGGCCTCGGCCTAATCGCGGAGCGCGAGCGCAGGGGGAACACGACCGTCCTTAGCGCCAGCCCCACGGCCCTCGCGCAAATCGAGCGCCTGGCGGCGGCGGAGGCGAAGACGGAGGCAAAACCGTGACTCAGGTGCAGGCCGTGCTGCAGGCCTACCTCGACGGCAGCCGCACAACGAGCGAGGTATCCTCCCTCACCGGGCTGCCTCTGAAACACGCCTGTGCGATAACGCGCCTGCTGGAATCGCGCGGCCTAATCGAGCGCAAAGGTCTTGCGGCACGGACCCACGCGACTGGCGCGGCGCCGATCTTTTTCCAGCCCAAGGGAGAAAACTGTGTTTAAGCCTGGCTCGCCCGAATGGAAAGCGCGGATCGCGCGCATGCTGGCCGATGAGGAGGGTCAGCCGATGCGCTGGTGGTTCCTGAGCTTTGCTGCGCCCGGCAAGTCGCTGGGCGCCGTGCTGGTCGAGGCCCGCGGCCCCACCTCCGCATTACGGTTGACTCATCGGCTGGGAATCAATCCCGGGGGCCAGGTCATGACCTCGGAGGTGCTGGCGGAGTACGCCGCCAGGATCCCCGAGTCGATGCGCCATCGGCTCTGCAGCCGGAAGGAATGGGAGAGCCTGTGAAACTTCTGTTCGGCTCCCTTGTACTCGTCTACTGCCTATGCCGCATTTGGCGCTGGCGCAGGCGCAAGAGGTACGCCGAAGAGTGCATGCGCCTGGTTCGGACTGCCAGGGCGGCCAAGAATAAGGAGCCGCTCTGGCCCTAACTCGCGCCGACGTTGGCGGCAGAGCTCCTCGATCGACATGCCGCAGAGCGCCAGGCGACGAACGCCGAGGAACTCACCCTCCCATGAGCCCCCCCCCGCTCCCGGAAACGGAGCAGGAGAGAGCCGCGGAAGGCGCGTTTTCGCGCCGTAGCGCCGCCGGCGGCCGAAACTGTGCCGAAACCGCGGCCCGAGAGGTCACTGAATTCACCGACGCCAATGTTTACAGGCCTTCCAGGCGATTCCGTGCGACAAAAACTGAAGTTATTGTCGCACCCGAATTAATTCAAAATGAATTAATTTGCCCCTTTGTTTGCACTGCCCACTGAGCAGTTTCGACCCCAGTTTATGTCGCACCCCCAAAAGCCGCTCTTTTGAACTGTCAGACGATGATCGCGCGCTCGCGGAAAAACGGGCAGCTCGGATCATGTCCATCTCCCGGCGGACACGTCCCGTCCTCGTTTCGAGCTCGGGTCCGGGATCGCGCCAGGGAATCGGCTCCGCACGGGCACCGCTTACCGGATCTGGGCCGGCCGCCATTGTAGCCCGCGCCAAATGTCTTACGCGCTTCCGCCATCTTGCGCGCGGTACGGGTGGGAAGGGAGTGGCGGCCCATTAGCGCACTTCCTTGGTTTCGGCCCGCGATTGATTGGTCGCAAGTTGTACGATCATCAGAGCGTTGTGGAGCGTGTCTCCGTCGGAGTTCCAGCCCGCTTGGTGGGCGAATTCGGCGAGCGGCCGTGCGGCCAGAAAGTCGCGGGAGTTTTGCATTACGTTGAGGTTGCTTTGCCACCGTACCCGATCGCCGAATTTGGCCTCTATTCCCGGAGATCGGTAATGTGCCAGTGCAAGATCGATCCCTGCCAGAATTTCATCCCGGATGGCGGCCAACCGCATAGGCTCCCGCGAGAGCCGCTTCTCGTGCCGCATCTCTTTCAGGGTGCTCTTGATCTTTTGTTCGGGCGACATATTGGTATCGCGCATCAGGCCCCCTCCATGCACAAGTGGCCGCCGCACCCATCGTTAGCATTTTTGGGGGAAACCCAAAGGAAGCGGCGATCAATTTTGCCGGCGAACTCGAATCCGCTGGTTTCAATCAGGATTCCGCAATCGCCAGTGGCGTTGAGATCGCACCAGGCGAAGCCGGCGGGAGTTGTTTCGAAGGGTATCATTTTTGTGCCACTCTGGCTCGACTCTCCGATCACCTGGAGGCTGCCTCCGCATCGCGCTCACCCAGCCCGCGAAGTTCGGATGCCTCTACCAAGACCAGGGCATTATCGTTGCGACTCCAGCGGATATGGTGAGCACCGCGTTCACGCAGCGCGTCGATTTGGCATTGCACGGCGATGGCGTCGCGTCCGTCGATTGGCAGCGCGTGATGGCCATTTTTCTCATAGGTCAGCTCCCCGAGGTAGCAATCTTCCGATTCCGCCAAGGCCGCCACTTCCGCCGCGTACTTGCCGGCGTCGTAGCGTGTACTCGTCAATCCCTGCTCGCCCGTGTCGTGATCCTGCGCCCAGGTGTCGGTGATTTTCTCGCAGCCGCAATGTATGCAGACCTCGTGCATGATGATTCCGCCGCCGTGCCCCCACACGCCCGGATTCTCCTTGATGCCGCCAACAATGGCCAGCGGGGACTGCCAGTCGTGCTCGGACTCCGTGCAAGTGGGCTCATCGGGCTCGATAGTGACGGAGACGGTGTGCGATTCCCCGCTTTCCTCGCCGTCCTCTAGCTCGATCACGTAGGCGCTAACCCACACAGTGCCCTCGCTGGTATCCCATGAGCCATCGCGTGCCCATTCGCGCGCTTCTTCCAGCGCCTCTGCAAGCGTTACGGCCGCAAGCGTCTGACTTGCGCCTTCCATCCTGACTTCGTATGTCGTCATTGCTCGTTATCTCCTGTCGTTTCGGAAATTCAAAATTTCAATCCTCGAATCAGCGTTTTGTCTGGCATCTCAGATTCTCCTGGCTCTTCTATAATAGCCGAATACGCTGTATTCTGTCAAGCGGAATCGTCAAAAAATACGAAAATAAAGCAAGCCACACCGCATCCGCGCTTCTTTCGTCGGCCACCACGCGGCCGTGCTCATCAGATTATGATGGCGCGCTCGCGGAAAAACGGGCAGCCTGGATCGTGCTCCGCCGACTTGCCCCGCGCTTCGGCTCTCCTGAGCGTCATCGCGGCGCACGGGCAGCGGCCAGCGTCGCTACGCGGGCGGCCGCCGGCAGGATTCTTGCGCGCGCGGTTCAGGGTGCGCGCGGCATCGGATGTGTCTCCAACCTCCGCGATCTCCAGCACCCACGGCTGGCCCTGCAATCCGGCCTGGTCGCCGGTTATCCAATTCAGCCGCTCGCCGAAAATGCGGCGTGCCTCCCTGCGTGCCTCCGAAGGGCTATCGAGCCTCCGCGATTGCATCATTGGCGTATTGGATGCCCGGCCCAAGCGAATCGAGACGTGGTAGCCGCGATGCCGATCCTTGGTGACAGCCACCCAGAAGCTGTGTGGCGCCACCGTGACGGTCGCGGGGCGCTCGGGCGGGGTTGTGGGAGTGGGAGGCGGCGCGGATCGCGTGGGAGTCGCGTGGGGCGGCGTGGGCGGCAGTGTAGCCGGCTCAGGCAGCAGTGGCAATATCCGCTTCGCCGGTTTCGGCCGCGGCTTCGGCGCCGGCTTCTCGGCGCGCACCTTCTTGCCGCCGGCGGCGGCCTTGCGCTCCTCTTGAGTGATCTTCAGGCGCGCCGCCAGGCGGACGGTGGAATCGGCGCGGTAGCAGCCACAGGAGATCGCGCGTCCCGCTTTCTCCGCAGCGATGAGGTTCTTGCCGCGCACCAGGTAATCGGTGGCGCCGCACTCGCAGTCACACTTCCAGTAGGCATAGCCTCCACGAATTTCGGCGAATTCGCGGACCTTGAGGCGGCCGAATGTTCGGCCGCGCAGATCGGTAGCGTTGGATGGAAGGGGAAGGCTCATTTTGATTTGACGCGATAGCCGACCTCGGAAAGAGCGCGGACTATCTCCGCCCGCGAGCCTTCAATAGTTGCGGTCTCCTCGCAAGATCGCTTGCGCGGGTGAAAGGTCACTCGTAGCTGTGAGTCCGGGATCGTTACCCGCATGTCTCTGTGGGCGCGCAAGTCGAAGCCAACGTCGATGGCCAACAGGCTGATCTCCGTCATATGCCGGCGGCTTCCTGCACGGCGGCGATAACGCGCCGCACATCGCTCAACATGACGGGCCGGTCAACGGTCTCGTCGTCTTCGGCCGTTTCCGGCTGGACCTCAACGGTCTCGTCGTCTTCGGCCGTTTCCGGCTGGACCTCGGGCGCCGGAACCAACGAACGAAGGTACGCGATGCTTTCGGCGTTTTGCCGGCGATAGAGATCGTCCGCCGCTTGGCAGCGCTCCTCGTATTCGGCCGCGAGATGTTCGAGCCCCGTTCCCCAGGTGAGCGAATCCGCCGTCAGCTTGGCCAGCTCCGCCGCCGTGAGTCTGGCGATGATGTCGTACTCGACGCTGCCTTGAGCCTTTGGCGTGTGGATGGACACCCCACCGTACCTTCTATCCGGGGTAGTCACTCCACACCCCTTGGTTTGCGGCGGTGCCGGCGGTTCGGGCCGCTCCGGTGCTTCGACCGGAGTAGAGGTAGACGCGGCTAGCAGCCGCTCACAGGACTGCGTGGCGCGCGCGGCGGCGAGTAACAGGCCGGCGCAGGCGTTGAATCCGTAGACGTTTACTTGCGATGATCGTTTTAGGTCGGACATTGGGTATCTCCAGTGTTTGATTTAGGGGGCTGGGTGGCGGCTGATATCCGCTTCCCGTCCCCGATTCATATACTGACAGAACTACTTAGTTATATCAAGCGCTTTCTTGTGCGTCGGCCTCAAACCGATACCTCTTTGTCCGATTTAAGATTCTAAAGGACTTAGGTAGTGGTGTCCGCATCAGTACTGATGCCATTCAGACTCGTATGTCCGATTCTGCCCGCATTCGTTCGCGCGTGGGCGAGTGTTTCAGTGGCCGCGCTGCGCTAGTGCCCGAAGAGGTCGGATGCCACCTCTTCTAAAGTATACCCGGCACGGAGTACCATTGAGCCAAGGAGAATCAGCTTGTCTAAAGCCGCAATCGCACCACCCACCATTCAAACCCGCCAGCCGACCCAGGCCTACGGGATCCACATCCACCTCGAGCCCCACTGCATGCGGACCGATATTACCGGCCGCGATCTGCCCACCATCGCCGACGCCTGCCGGCAATTCCTCGGTGATGCGCAGCAAACCATGCAATCGGGGATGGGTAATCCCGCCGGGCAAGCCGCCGGCACTTTGACCCGCACCAGGACGATGAGCGCCGCCCAAAGGAAGGCCCTCAGTGAGGCGGCCAAGCAGCGATGGGCGGAGAGGCGGGCCGGGGGAACGAAGACGCCGGCCGCTGCCAACCAAACGCGGAAGACGGCAGCGAAACCGAGGGCCATGGAAGCCACCGGGTAAAGAGTTTTTCCTCGACACAAAAAAGCGGCGGTCTCAAACGAAAGGAGAATTAAAGAGAGGCCGCCGCACTGCAAACTTAATTGGATTTGTCGAGATCGATGCGGACCGGCGCCACCATGCCCGCCGGATCTGTTCCGAACCGGAAGAAGCGCTCCTCGACGTTCGGCTCGTCCAGAAACTCGATCTCAATCATGTGCAGTTCGTGGGCGGTCACCATGACGGCGTTATCGCGTGCCGCTGCCGCAATTAACCCCTCGATCCGATCTTCCTCCAACTCGATATGCTGCTCGAACAGCAGCTTCCCGTTAGCGAAACGGCGAATTGCCAGATGGATAATCATAGCTTCCCTCCAGTCCGCTGGAACTCGCGCTTACGCGAGTCCAACAGAACGTCGTACTGGACCGTCAGCGGATCCCGCCGTCCTTTGACGCGCACCACTATGTAGCGCGCTGCCAGTTCCACCACAATCGGGCCTTGCAGGGGTAGCTTGGTCATCGTTGGCTCCCCCCAAGAAGCTTCTGGCCTTCCTGAAAGGCTATGGCCGCTATAATCGTTCGCGCGCAGCAGAGATCCCCCAGACCGACAAGCACGCGGTAGCTGTTGCCCAAATGCCGACCAGCTTGCCGGTCGGCGTCGTGCCGCGTGTCCCGGCGGATCTCGAACGAGGATTCGATGTGATGCTTTTTCAGTGCCTCCTGAAGCCTCACCAACTCATCAAAGCTTCGGGCGTCTGTCAGTTTCCGTTTGCCCCTGGTCATCGTTGAACCTTCTTTCGCATGGATTTCTCCTCGGTCGAAACGCACGCCACAACAGGCGCGCTCCGGCCATGGCGTTGGCCATCCATATTGCCACAAACACGGCGGCCGCGATCGCATGGGCGCTCATCTGTGGCCATCCATTGTCATCGCCACGACGGCTATAAGCACTAACAGCACAAGCCCTGGCCAACCTCCAGCCAGGGCTTGCAACATGCGGCGCACTTCCTCGCATATGGAGCGGCTAGCGCTCAGTTTACTCACTTCCGCACCAGATACGTTCCACCGGCGAGCTGAGCGCCGGGGACTGCGACGTCGGCCTTCAGGTCGGCCTTGACCAGGCTGAGGCTGACATCGGCCTTGGGGGTCTTCACTTCGCCTAATACCTGGTCGCGAAGATCCAGGTCGAGCGAGTCGCAGACCAACTCCCACGTCTCGGCCGGCAGGGTGACTGTGACGCGCTTGTACCTCGCGGGCACGGCTTGCTCATCGGTCACTTCCACTCGCTTATCGCACCCGCGCAGGGACAGGGTGACGGTATTGCCCTCCAGCCTCTTGTGCTTGCCTTTGTCGTCGACACCCAGGCTGTCGATTACGCGCATGACGTAGCCTTCCACGCGGTCGAGGGCGCGCCGGTAGAACTGCTCGCGCTCCTGCAGGCGCTTCGTTTCGGCGTGCGCAAAGGCAATCTGCGATTCGAGGTGCGCCAGGAACTGGCCCACGCGATCGCGCTTCTCGACGGTGGCCAGCAATGTCGCGTGCAGCTCGAGGGCGTACTCGCGCTCGAGTTCCTCGGGCACCAGGTCCTCGGTGTCGAGGAGGGCGGCCAAGTGCGTCTCCAGATCGTACAGAGGCCGCGCCGCAGGTGGAGTCGCCGGCACCAGGCGCAGCGTCTCTCCTCCGGCCTTCAGGGCGGTTGCCTCGAATTCCCGTGCTTTCGCGGAGTCGGGGAACTGGAAGACCTTGCCGTCGCCGGTCTGTATCACGGCGGGAAGGGTATCGATGGCGGTGGCCATGCTATTTGCCCTCCTTGCGGGCCTCGAGGTGGCGATAGAGGTCCAGCACCTTGGCCTTCACTGCGTCTTTAGCTGGGCCCGCGCCCTTGATGGCATCGAGAGCGTTACGAATGGCTGCGAAGTCGCGCCAGCCGTAGCGCTCCAACTCTTCGCCCCACGCCGTCTCGCCCACTTCTGTCCGCATGCCTTCGAATGCCTTGGCCATTTCCGCCATGTTCTTCCATCCCGGCCGGATCGGCTCGATGTTGCCGGTGCGGATCTTCTGCTCGGCGACATACTGCTGGGCAGACCGCGAGTTGGGCTGCCGTCCCCCGATATCGATATCCTCCTGCGGTGGCGTGAAGTCTTCCACGTCCTGGGTGAAGAACTCGGAGGCGCTGGTGGCGTTCACGACGCCATCGACCATTGCCCGCTTGCGTGCCATCTTCAGAATGGTGTTGACCTGGTCGGCCACGTCGGGATTTGGCTTGCGGCCCACCTGTTGCCCCTCGATAGTCTGATCGCCGTCGAGAAATAGCTTGCCGCAACCGCCCTTTTTTTTGAAGCAGAGCCAGCCTCCGCCGAATTCAGCCCGGCCCTTGATGATGGTGCTCTGGCCGCACTCGGGGCAAGTGCGCTCACCTTTGCGCCAGCGGTACTTGGCCTCCCAGGAATTGCAGGAGCCCAACCCTTCGGCGATCAGGAAGTCGCCGCGGTAGACCTGTGCCAGCAGTTGATAGTAGAAGAACGGCTCGCCTCCATGCCGCTCGCCGCTCCAGTCTTCGACTTTCTCATCGAACCGGTACCGGATGGTCAGGCCGAAGAGGTTGCACAGCTTTTCGGCGCCCGGCTTCATCAGCGCAGGTCTTTCCCCGCCCGGGATCTTGCCGTAATCAACTCCATCGACCATGAGTTGCTTCATGGCCTGGACGATGACATCGCGGCGGGCTACCGCCTGCTGGATGTCCATCACCGGCAGGAACCGCGCCACTTCCGCGGTGCTACCATTCTTGTTGTCAGGTACGATCAGAGCGGTTTGCTTGTCCGACTCTGCCAGGGCGGGTGGTGGAACACTCGCCTTGGACCATCCATTTTCCGGCGCGTCCATCGCGACGGCCTTACCGTTTAGCCAACCCATACGTTTCTCCTTTTCGCACTGTTTGCAATCTGTGAAGGTGCCCGGCAGGAGCGCGTCCGCGAAGGCCGTGTCCTGCCAGTGCCCACACTCTAATTCGATTCGTCCTTGTCCTATCACTACTGCCCGCGAATACGGCGCTTCTGCAATTCCGTCTGTCCCGCAATACTCCCTCCACTCGCGATCCGTCATCCTTCGGAATTTGTGCCCCAGATCGTAGTGGAACTTCCGGATGACTCCACACGTTGCGCAAGCGGTCCACCGTAATTGAGGATCCTGGTAGTTGCGCTTGCGCTCGCAGTCGACTTGGAAAGCAGAGGTCATGCAATCCTTCCCCTTTACCGCCCGGCACGTGGGTAGTTCCGGAACCACGCGCCAATCGCCCGGTATCTCCCGTAGAGGTATCCAGCGAGGAACAAACCGAAACCGAGTAGCGCTACTGTCATCTTCATGCCGCCTCCATCCTGCGTCTGAGATTCTGTAGCGTGGCAGCCGCGGCCCGCAGGGTCCCCATGTCGGTTTTGTCCGTGGTGGCCTGTCCGTATCTGATGACCACCTCCATTTGCGCCAGGGCATCGGCGAGTCCTTCCAGAAACAGCTTGGCTTCGCGTTCCTGGTTGGCGGCCCAGTTGTGATCGGCGGCCTCGTACTCGGAATTCTTGGCGATCTCCGCCGCCTTCTCCTGCATGGCCTTGTGTAGCGCCGGCAGGAAGCGGTCCAGGTCGAGATGTTCGTCCCACAGGCACTCTACGACGCTTCGGGCGATCCGTTCGTATTCGTTCGTCATGCAGTTCTCCTTTGCCTCAGTTCCCACAGCTTGTTGAACTTCCGAATCAATGCCAGGATATCCAGGCCATGCTCCTTTGCGAATGCTCGCGGGTCCGCATCGAATGCGTCGTGGCACGTGCGGCAGAGCGGGACGCACTTCAGATCGCAGGCCTTTTGCGAGGTTCCATGTGGGCCTGTATGGCACGGGTCTACCAGTCGCGTCGATCCACAGGCCGCACAGGCGAAGCCCTTTACGAATCGCTTGTAAAGCGGGTTGCGGATCGGCTTCTCAGCTTTGTAGATCGGTTTCGATGCGAGTTGGAAAGCCTGGAACATGGCAGCCTCTTATTTAATATATGATGATGATGATTGAGAAGTCAATAGAAAAATAGTGTATGATGATGGGCATGGGTAAAGTTGGCCCTGCGGAACAAGCTGCGTCTGTGAGTTGCCTCCGGTGCGGGAATGCTTGGACTCCACGAGTTCCGGGCCGTCCCAAGCAGTGCCCGAGTTGTCATCAGGCCAGATGGGACGTTCCCGCGTGGAGCGGACGCCCGCGAGGCAGACCTAAGAAGAAGAGGGCGCCGAAATGAAGAACATTGTCACCCTTTCACTCTGCCTTGCCGTGCTTCTTGTCGCCGGTGCGGTTTGCTACTACGTCGCGATTGCGTTACCGCGTGCATCGGCCGCTCGCCTCGAATTCGAAAAACAGAAGTATGCCGCTGAACAGGTGGCCCGCGAGACGGCGGAGAAGAAGCGAAAGCAGGCGGACTTTCAGCGCCAACTGGACTACCAGTATTGCGACGATGAGGCCGAAAAAGAGTACTGGGAGTTCATCAGGCTAAACGGGACGCCGGTTTCTGGGCAGAAAGATGTTTGGACCACTCCCGCATGGGTGAGAAAAGAGGGTGCCGCGAAAAAAACGGCTTACGTTGCTGGATGTCTGGCTAGGCTGGGCTCCAAATGAAGTACGATACGGTACGGAAGAAAGCCGCAAAAGGGTGAAGTTCAGAGACATCATCAAGGCTGTCGAGGCAGACGGTTGGAGGATGGTCGCACAGGAAGGAAGTCCCCGCGTTTGGGATGCGCGAGTGGTGGGACTCTGCTACGATTCGCCTTGGGCATTCCGCTATTACGAAAGGGCCTGAATGCGATCCATCGAGTTGCAAATAGACCTGGGGGACCTGGAGACCGGCGAATGTCTCCAGGCGAAGGTGGAGATTATCCTTGTCGGTTCGGCGGCCGTCACCGCGATCCACTGTTCCCGTCCAGTCTCTCCGTTGGAAGAAAAGACAATTCACCTCCTGATCGAACGGGCACTGGAACAGATCACCGGTAGAGGGGCAAGCACCCAAGGATCGGCACACTTTACGGATGAAAGGGAATTGCAGAAGGCGATGCGATTGCATCTGGGAGGAGGGCAAGGCTGAAATGTCGGCGAACCTCAAGTGGACGCCATCCAAACATACCGGGCACGATCTTCCCGACGCGCTGCGGTTTGCGCTCGAGAAGAACCCCTCCGGCAACGACCGTCGCCACTTCGGAGAGGCTTCGATTCCGTACCTGGAAGGACTGCGCGATGCCGGTATCGACGGAGCCCAGCAGCTTATCGACGCTATCGAGAAGTGCGGCGATGTAGAGGTGTATTGGGAATACTGACAATGCCGACCAAGAAGACTGACAGCCTCTTCACCGAATCCACCGATGTGCCGGTATCCAAATCTATTGGCGAGATTCTCGCGCTGCTGGTCCGCGCCGGCGCCACAAGCATCAATCAGGAGCTGGAGGGCGGGAAGGTTACCGGGCTATCCTTCGTGATCCCCATGGGCGCTGGCCGTATTCCCTACAAGCTGCCAGTGAGAGTGGATCCCGTGTTTGCCAAACTCAACGGCCGCCGCGATGTCTGGGGGAAGTTCGGTCAGCGTGGGATGGCCGCGAAAGATCGCGAACAGGCGGAGCGCGTGGCGTGGCGGCAGCTCTACTGGTGGCTCAAATCTCAATTAGCTTTGATCGACCTGGGGATGGTGCAGGCGGGCGAGGTGTTGATGCCTTACATGCTCGATAGGGAGGGGCGGACTTTCTATGAGGTCCACGGGCCCAAGTTGTTGGAGGCACCCAAGGGAGAAAGCGCATGAGCGACAAAGTTGTTTCTCGCGCACCGGAGAGTCCGTCTTCGCCTCAAGCTGCGTTGGGCCAGCTTGTCGATTTCGGTCTCAAGACTGTCGACGAGTGGTGGGTGATGCGAAACGGAGAGATGGCCCATGTCCAGGTACGCAGTGGTTTGATGTCCTGCGGAGGGGACAAACTGCAATGAGAGGCCCATGGAGCCACGAGGAACTGGGACGGCTGAAGCGCGTTACGCGGGAACGCCTGGAGAGCACCGAAACCGAGTATGCCAACGTGCGGCGGGGAGGAATTGAGGATGGACGACGGGACGATCAAAATGCGGGCGGATTACCGGATGACGATACCGACCGATGAAGAGTTGCGCCGGGCTTACGACGCCATCGATAAAGACGGGCCGGGTGCCGAGTGGACCCTCCGCCTGTCGATGCTGGCATTGAAACATCCCGTCGTAAAGCGCTGGCTGGATAATGTGACCCCTTTTACTTCGGCATCGCGGCCTGTCATTATGGCCGCCCTGGTGATGGGACTGAACTTCGGCCTCCGCATTGGAGAGGAGAGATGCCGGAAGATAGAAGAGCGAAGGTAAGAATGCGGGCAAAGTCTACGGGTAGAGACGGTGCGCTTTGGGCTTGCAACACGTGCGGAGCGGAGAATCCGAAACCGTGAGCGAACACTACACGCTGATCGGACAGACGGCGGTGCCCGTCGAACCGTGCGACCCTTACACACCGGAGGGCATTGCCGGCCTGCTGGGATGGGCCCGCTGGTATGAAGACGCCGACCGGATTGTGAAACAGGAAAACGTCCTGGGTATTTGCCGGGTGAGCACCGTATTTCTGGGCCTTGACCATTCCTTCTTCAGTGGACGGCATATGGAACAGCAGGTGGCCGAACTCGCGGGCAGGTTGGGATTGGCAGCGCAGCTTGTCCACCGGCCGATCCTCTTCGAGACCATGGCGTTCTGGGACGGCACTGGAGCGGAGGAGCAGTCTCGCTGCGCGACCTGGCTCGAAGCGGAAGCGATGCACGCGCGCATGGTGGCGGAGGTAGCGCGGCCTCGGGCGGTACTGTCCTACATCGGCCGATTCATCGGGGAGCAGTTTGAGGGAGCACGAAACGATTGGAGGAAGTTGTGGCGGAAGAGGAGTTTTGAGTGAAGGTGGGCGGAGGCAAGGGGTTAGCGATCCTGGAGAAATGCGCCGTAGCTCTGGGATGCAGAACCGAGGACCTCGTTTACCGGGTCAATCTGATCGTGGTGGCTTCCAGTGAGGAGATGATGCCGGGGCGAGTCCTGAATACGCCGGCCGGGCGAAAGTCCGTCGTAATGCCGCTCACCCGCGAGGAATGGGACGTATGCCGGCAGTTCAATCGCTTCATGCAAGAGAGGCAGGGACGGGGGCCCGCCCGCTGGCGCTGCGCTGGGGAACGCGCCGATATAATGCGGGATGCTCCGGAACTGCCGGAGGAACCACCCGCGGAGTATTGGCACTATCTGTGCCGGGAGGCCTGATACGACCAGGCGGAATTCACCGGGAATCTGAAGATGTTCGGCGAACCGCCGGCGTGGATTGTCGAACAGATGCAGAACGCTCCTCCGGACTTGCTGGAGACGATACTGAAGTGCCGGAAGGCCTCTTCTTAGGTCTAGGCTTGGGCCGGTGGCAGGGCAAGTCCCAGCCGGGTAGCTCATAGATCTGGTCTTCGGTCTCCCCGGGGAACATTTAAGGCTGCGCTTTGGCGATCGCGGCAGTCACCGCCGCATTGTGTGCCAGGGATAGGATCTCGGTAGCGTACCCGGGCGCGGTGGCGTAGATATGCGCAATCCCGCGAATCAGGTTGTCCAAGTCGCGGTCCTGTTCGTATTCCCGCCAGGCGTCGGAGTAGCGGCCACCTTGGATCAGCTTGGCGTGGGCAATGAAGCAATCCGCCAGGGAGTCGTAAGCTTCAAAGGCTAGGCGCATAGTCTGCCACTGACCGTTCAGGTACTCTTTGGTGAGTTGGTAGGTCTCATGCGTATCGCTCGCTTTTATGCCAAAGCAGTTGTTCCCTGGAGATGACTTCCCCCATCCGCTCTCGATCGCGCACTGAGCCACGCTCAACTCGGCGGGACATGCGGTGGCTTTCTCGGCGACTATCGCCGCTTGAGATGCCGACTGCAAAAAAGCGGTTTGTTGTGGAGTTAGCATTTTTCCTCGGTCGTAGGTCTGGCGGAGGTGACCAGGGAGGTAGGATCCGCAGGAGGACGTCCCCGTGCGGTTACCAGCGTCAATAGACAGCCCATGCAGCCACCGGCCGCCTGCAGGGCGAAAGCCGTGAGCTTTTCGTTGGTAAGGAGGGCCAAGCCGCACATGGCGAGCACCAGTGCGGCCATCAGGAGTTTGTCGAATTGCGTCTGAAGAAAAGTCATGGTTTACTTCTTTGCGGCCAGCGCCCTGGCTACAGTCACGCCCTTGATCCGCTCATATTCCGCAGTCCAGTCCGTCGTCAAAATCTTTTGCGCCGCGGCCAAGGTGATGCTCCCTTTGCAGACGCGGTGGGCAAGGTTGGTTTCCACCGCGTCCTTTAGCCGGGCTTGGGGCCAGATCTCAGGCCAGAGGTTTTTAGGATCGGTAGGATTGCCGCCCAGCTCCAGGCTGATGAGGTGATCGAGTTCGTAATCGCCAGGCTGTCCATTCAACCCGGCCTGCGCCATTTCCTGAACTTTCAGCTTGTTGGTATAGCTAACCGGCGGTCGAACGGTCTTCGTCCAGCCGGACTTGCAGATGGTTGCCTGGATGGTAGCCTGACTTACCGCCGGGTTTGTCGCTCCTGGCGTAACCGCCGGATTCGGCAGATAGACGGGTTGCGCCAGCGCCGCGGCCACCAGGAGAAGTATGGAGAGAATCGTTTTCACTTCACATCTCCCTCGGGCAAATGCAATCTCCGCATCACGACCCGCATCTGCTTGACGGTCGGGGATGCGGTTGCGGGGCTCGCCACGGGCACGGGAGTCTTCTGGAAGCCGTAGGCCACCAATAACGAGGGAGAGAACACGGCGGTCGCCAGAGCCCCGCTGGTGAGGCTGTAGGCGGCATTGCTGGCCTTCGCCTGTGGAATGATGTGGACGTTCCCGATACGGAAATCCACGCCCACTCCCCCGGTGAATGCGGGCGCCGCTGCGGCTCCTCCCGCGGCGGCGGATACGCCTCCTGCTGCGTTTACTAGCAGGCACACCGATTTAGCCGGGTTGCAGGCCGCTACGAAGGTGGCCCCGGTGGTGATGGTGGAGGGCAGCGGCGCCGCGCTATTGGGATTTCGGGCGATCGGGGTAACGATGTCGGTCCAGGAATACCAACTGGAGGAGCCGAGACGAAGGGCAAACGAGGTGTCGTCGTTCAACGGGTACGACGCTCCGCGAATCCAGCTCGGCCCCGTGCCGATCATGTAATCGGCGAGATTGCCCGTTTGCCCGAATGCGCAGAGAGATACCAACGAGAGAATAAAGGTTTTGAGTTTCATAGATTTTTCCTGTTTGGCCTTTTCAAAGAGATACGATTGAATAGTGATCGTTAACTAAATACTGTCGAACCGAGATAGCTTCGGCTTGCCCAGCAGCGGAATCCATTTCGAGTAGATCGCCATTTCCACCAGGTCTTGCGGCGTTTCCTTGGTCCAATCGATGCCCGTCAGCAGACCCGACGCGGTGAGGACGGCCGTCACCCAGGAGGAACATACCATTTTGGTTTTGTGCTCGGCCTGTCCGACATGGGCGCCGAGAATGGGGAAGCCACGCAGGACGAACTCGAACAGATCGGCCACGTCGTATTGCACGAAGCCGTCGGACGCGCCGATCACGGCGTAAAACTTCTCCCAGTCAACCTTGGAGCGCGCTTCATCGCTCAGCAGAAGCGCCGCGGCCGTCGCACCGGCGCCGTAGCCCGCGAGCGTGACACCGAGCGGTTCCGTTTGGACGCCGTTCAGGCTCCCGGCCGTCAATATCGTGGGCCGCGTGCTCTGGCTGATCTTCGCGTCTTCGCCTTGATCCGTCACGGGCTGGCGGACGATGGCCGAGTGCGATGGCCCGGCCTCGTAGAGTTCGATGATAGTGGAGAGCGGCTCGCGCCCCCAGAACATCACCAGGTCGCCGGCGCGGAGCTGGCCTTTGACTGCGTTGTATTGTGTGAGACTGTTCATGGATTTTCCTCGGAGGTATGATGGGCAAGGGCCGTAGGTCAAGCGGTCCACTTCTTACAGTCTTTCCGCGATGAGGAGAAGCGCCGGCAGTAGTCCCTTGAAAAAGTCGTCCACCTTCTGCTTTCTCGTTCGCGGCGGCGGGTGAAAAAACTTCATATCCAGGCTGTGGGTGGCGTCGTGGAAGTCGGCCGCGATCGCGTTCACGTTTCCCGCGAACTGCGGGGCCTCTTTGCGGACCGTTTCCATCGTCTGTGCGGTTTGCGTGGCGGCCACTTCGCCCGACTGCAGCAGTCCTCGCACGTCATCGTAGCTGTCGTCCCAGGAATCCTGCGCGTCTTTCACCAAAGCGGCGGAGGCTGCCAGCGTCGGTTGGAGGTCCTGCCGGATGCCGGCGGCCGTCCGGAGCGCTTCACCGGTTCGCGCGTCCACCAGGTGGAGCGTGGCGTCGTAGCGGCCGAGTGCGTCCCCGATGCGCCGGTCGGTGGAATATAACAAATTTGTGATATCGCGCCGGATCCCGGTAGTCTGCTTGTCCACTTCCGCCAGCACGGGCTTGGTCACCAGCGGAATAATATTCTTCGGTAATTTCTGGACCGCCGCCTGCAGGGCCGTCACGCGGGCCGGCAAGGTGGCCCAGGAGTCCAACATGCTGGCAGTATGGATTGTCAGCACGATGGCACAGGCCGCCATGGACAATAGAGCCGTTGCGGCGGCGATGGAGAGTAGTTTTCTCATGGGGAAGTACGACAAAAGAGCTTGCTTATTATTCGAGCAGCCCCGCGCGCTCCATCTTGTCCAATTGACGGTGCAGCTCGGACGGAGAATCCGTCTTCATAGCCGCCTGCAACTTCCTGTCCAACAGGACATCGGTGCGCCCGCGCTCTTCGGGATTCATGAGCCTGGAGGCTTCGATGGCGATAGTGAGCGGTAGCCGGTCGTATTCGGCCACCAGCGGATCCGTCTGCGCGGCTTTCATGGCGCGTTCCATTTGCCGGTCGGTGATTTTGCCTTCCTTCGTGCCCTTCTCGGCGATCTCGATAGCCTTCGCCCAGTTGTTCGCGCGGATGGCCTTCTCCATGTCCCGCTCCAGTTTTTGTGCTTCGGTGGGGGTTTCCGCGCGGCTATGCTCGGCCGAGTACTGCGCCATGTAGCGCTCGGCGGCGCTGCGGGTGATGTACGCCGGCGCCGTGCGCGTCCCCAGCATCTGGCCAGCCTGCATGCCGGCTCCGGCGCCGCGCTCTTTCTCGCGCAGCAATCCGGAGATCGACATCGGCAGGAAAAAGGAGCCGAGGTGCTTCAATTCCGAAAGTACGTTCTCGGGGACCGTGTTGTTCTCGCCGTCCCAGATTCTTTCGTTGTAGAAATTCCGGTTGGCCGTGGTCTCGGCGATCCAGCGCACGATGGGGCTCAGCTTATTGCGCGCCGAGGACGTGGGCTCCATGTACCAGGAAACCAGGTCCTTGAGATAGCCGGGCAGCGCCATGCGCTCCTCGTGTCCGTGCTCATCGACGTTACCGGTGCGCGGGAAGAAATAATCGCGCCAATCGCGCTCGTGGCCGTCGTCGATCGATCCGTCCGGCCTGCGCCGGCCTTTGGTATTTACATAGTCGGTGATGGCCCCCATTGTCCCGGTCAGCAGGATGAGAGCCAGGGCGTAGGCCATGCGGCGGGTGAATTGCGGATTGCCTGGATGCGGCGGTGCGCCGGCCGGTCCCGCGGACTCCGCGCCGATCCTCCCGGACCCGGATCCACCGCCAGGACCGCGGCTGCCGTCATTGCCGCCCATGTCCCGGATGTACCGGCCCAGGTCGACGGCCGCGCCGCCCAGTTCCCGCACGGTTCCCAGGTTCCAGCCTACGGATTGCACCGTAATCATCATGAGATCCTTCGCCGTGCGGTTCCAGAAGAGATCGTCATAGACCAACTGGCCCATGCGATTGTCTACCGAGTCCCACGCGCCGGCGAAGGCTTCGCGCACCTGCTCCCGCGTGGCGCCGGGCCCCATCCGTTGCAACTCGAAGTCCACCATGTCGGCGTACATGCCGAGTTTCATGCGGGGCACCAGCCATTCGAGCACCGGCCACATGGCCAGTTCCGCCAAAGCGGGGATGCCGGTCAAAGCGATCATGCCCGTGTTGTGCTTGCGCCAGGCGTCCATAAACACCCGCCGCAGATTGGTGCGGTACTGCGCGTCCATCGAGACCCGGCCGCCGCCCTGCACGATGGCTTCGACATATTTCGAAAGCTCGGGATCGTTGAGCGCTTCACGCAGGTAGGCGTTGCGAATCTTGTTGCCGCGGATGAGGTTCGTCACCGGAGCCAGCGGAACCGCGACCGCCTGTTTGGCCGCCTCGAGCGGTTTGCCGGCCGCCAGATACTGGATGGCCAGCGCCAGCTTGGACACGCCGGCGTCCATGGTGACGAATCCCGCGTGGAAGCCCGAAAAGCCCAGGGCGAACTGCAACATCATGTTCGACGCGCCGCGGAGTACCTGATACCAGGGTTTATTGCTCAACCCGGGGGAAAGATAGTTGCCGATAATCTGGGCGGCTCCCGAGGGCATGTAATAGTTGCCCGTCTGGATGAATCCTCCGGTGGGATACTCCGTCGTGTGTTTCACGATCTGCATGCCGTAGTTCAGTTTGTTGAGCGGCGCCAGTTCCGGGTGCGCGGCGATGAAGTTTTGGAACCAGGCAAACGTCTTGGGCGCGACCCGCTCGAAGGCCTTGGGGGCGTGCCCATAAGCCGCGATCATGTTGGCGATCTTCTCTTCGCCGCGGCGGATGTAACTCTGGAAATACGCCGTATCGTTGCCCACCAGGCGGAGGTCGGCCAGTTTGCGCAGTTCCTCTTTGTAGTCCGGATCCTTGACGAGCTGGTCCGCGATGCCGTACTTCCAGTCCATCAGGTGGCCCAGTTCGTGCAGAATTACCGACTCCGGGCCCGCGAACCGGGTCTTGGCTTTGTTGCCGCCCTTGTAAGCCCGTCCCCAGGCGCTGCGCATCTTGGCTACGCGCTCGACGGTCATGCCGAGGTCTTTGGCCAGAGCGAGCAGGGTATCCATGAACTGCTTATCGTGGCCCTCGGGAATACGTAGGAACGGGGGCGCCCACACGGTGCCGATCTGGTCGGGAATCTTCACCCAACCCTCCGGCGGTTTCTTATTGCTCATGGCCCCGACGAACTTCGCCAGGCCGATCTCCTTCATCTCGTTCAGGAAGCGATGCGCCAGGATGTAGCGCTCCATTTCCTTGGCCTTGAGGAGCACCAGGTCCACGGGATTCTCGGACACGGGCACGAGGCCCTTATCGACGCCCTCCTGGAAGCTCTGGAATTTACGCTGCTTCAGGAACGCTTTCGTACCTTCGATAGGCCGCTTGCCGAAGATCGCGCGGAAGATGCCCTCGGCTTCCTGGTTGCGTTTCCAAAGATGGGGGAAGTAATTCTCATAGAAGGTGGTGAGCTTGTTCTTGCCTAACTTCTGGACGGCGATGCGGTGCGAGTCCAGCAACTCGCGCATCGCGTCGGCGATCTGTTGCAAGGCGGCAGTGGGCTGCGGGTCGCCGGTCTCCACTTTGTTGATGAAATCCAGGTTTTCATCCCAGGTGCGCGTCGAGAACATCTTGCGGGCTTCTTCGAGCGCCTTCTCCGCGCGGGCGAAGGACTGCGCCGATTGTGCGGCGTGCTCGCGGAGCGAGAGTCCGGCGGTATTGGCGTCGGGGCTCAGGGCGTAGGGGTTGACGTTCTTGCGGATGTCGTCGCGGGCCGACGCGATCGCTGTGGCGGCGCGGCTATCCGGGTACTTTGCGAGGATGGCGTCGAGCAGCGGGCTGGCGTGGACTACGGACGCGCGGGAACTGCGGGGGGCTGAATGCTCGCCGGCTCGCTCGAAGAGTGGGCCAGTTTGCCGATCGATTCCACCAGTGCGTCTAATTCCGCCAGTTCTTCCGGCGTCGGGGCCGGCTCGCCGGGGCCCCGCCCAGGCAGGGGCGGCGGGTTTTTCCCATCCCAGGTGGAGTAGGGTAGCCTGTCGCAATCTTGGATCAACATAGTGAATGATTCCTTTCATCTGGTCCCCATTTGCGCGGACCAGTGCTTCATAGTAAGGGGCAAATACCTTGACAGCTTCTTCCAGTTTCGCAGGATCGTACTCACCCGCCGCAAAAGAGGCGCCCAATTCCAAGGCCACGGCCTGCTCCGAGAGCGCCGGGTCGGACGAGGCTTCCTTCTCGAAGGCTCGCAGGTATTCTGGATTCTGTTTCAGTGCGGCAAGGTCGACCCAGGCCATGCTGGGGACATCCGCACCGGTGAGGCGATACTGCCAGCGGTGGAATTCCTCCTCACGCCGAGTGGCGCGAATCTCCTTGGTCGGTCTTTCCGGGCCGCCCTCGACGACAGTTACTGGATCGCCTCCATGCGCAACGGCAGCCTGCATTTCGCGCATGAGGCTCACAATGCGGCTCCGAATGGGTGCCGCTTCGGAGCGCGCGATTGTGGCAAGAGAACGGATAGCGCGGCCGAGTTCTTTGGGGCCAAGGGTAACGCCGTGAAACTCCTGGCGGGGATAGCCGGCATCTTCTAAGGCGCGCGTAATGAGCGCAGCTCCGGCGCGATTCACGTACACGTGGCCAGGAGCGTTCATAAGCCCCGGTTCGTACTTTGCGTCCGCGGCTGCGTACTGGCGGGGATCTGTCGCGGCGTAGGGGGACGGCTGGAGCTTCGGGCGGAATAGCGGCTGCCCCTGCATGACGCTCTCACGCATGGCGGGAGTAATGTCTATCGAATGCAGCTCGCCGGAGACGCGGGGGATCTTTACGGTCCCGACCGTTGCGCCCCATTTCTTGACGTATTTCGCGGCGTACTGCGGCAGGATCTGGTCATAGAATCCGGCCATGCCTTGGCCGCCCACTGTAAGTCCCTTGCCGGAGAGAGAGTGGCGGTCGTAGGTCCCTTCGTCCAGCGGGGCTTTCAGTAATCTTTCAGACAATTCCTTGCCGATGTACTCGGGCAGTTCGGTGGCTTCGACTGTTTTATCGACCACATCCTTGCCATCCTTTACGGCCCAGAAGCGCTTCTCTTCCGGCGAGTAGTGAATGCTGTCGACCTCCTTCGCGAGGTTATAGAGCGCTGCCTGTTGTGAGCCGGTAGTCCACGCCAGCTTATCGTATCCGCCTTCCACGGCATGGCGGAGCATGCGGCGGAAAACTAACTCATGCCAGGATTTTGAGAAGGGGGCTAGGGGCACTCTCCCTTCTTCCGCTCGTGATGCGAATTCTCGGGCCTCTTGCTCGGTGGGGAGGTTGGGGCCCCAGATACCGACCGCGCTGCGTCCGCCATCTGCCGTATCGACTACGGCATAGCCAATCGAAGTTGATCTCCAGCTGCGGACCTCGGGATACTCACGTGCCGCTTCCGAAATAGGCATGATGCGCCAATTCGGATTGATCTGGCCGCGATACCCCCTCTTCCGTCCAGCCTCGTGCCAATCGCTCTGGTTTTCCTGCATGACGGCGACTTTCTTGCCATCTGCCGTAGTGTAGTCGCTCATGCGCAGGTGCGCGACGACGCTGGGTTCGTCCCAGTGAGGGGATTGGTATCCCCGCTCAGCGATCGGGGGATTCGGAAGGGTCAAAGCCAGAGGAGATTGATAACCCAACTCGGCGGTTGGATGTTGTGGCAGCGTCAGTAGTACCTCGCGGTAGTTCTGACCGCCAGGAAGTTTATACTTCTGGAACTTGGTCGGCTCGCCCGTGCCTTCTTTAGCCTTTGCCAGATCGCTTTCGATGCGGGCGATGTTTGACTGTGCGGCTCTCGCGGCCTGCGAATCCGATACAGGGACGTTCGCCGTCACTCCGGTTAGCCAGGGATGCTGGGCGGCGGCCTTCAGTTCGGCAATGAACTTATCGCTCCGACCGGAGCGCTCGCCCCCAAACGTGTCGACCTTCTTCCAGACGAGCAGGCCGTGTGAGTTTGGCTGCGCCTCGTAGATACGGCCTTCGGAATACGAATAGCCTCCCTTGCTGGGCGCGTGGCCCACTGTGGCGATGCGGTCGCCCGCTTTGAACTTGAGGCCCTCTTCGGATTTCGCGGCTTCGACGGCTTGCGTCAATTGCGATTGCAGTTCGGCGATCCTTGCTTGATCGACGTCCTTGCCATGGACTGTTTCGTGGACTTCCACGGCGTTCTGCTTCACGAAGTCCATTACTTCCTGCTTGGTGACAGGCCCGTGATGCCCGTTCAGGAAGTCGTCGATTCCGGTCCATTTTCTTTCATCGGGCTTGACGCCATTCTGCGGGTTATCCAGGATGCCTTTCACCTGCGAAGGCATCGCGCGCGCCGGCATCTTCGCTTCGATGGTGCGCTCTAGTTGGGAGTAGAAGCCGGGGACGGCGCGGGAGTAGAGGGGGCCTGGGCCTTCGTTCGGCTTGCTCCCGGTCCAGAAGGAATGCCCCAGTTCTCGGAGCCCGCTCTCCGGGCCGGTCTCGCCCGATGGCTGGCGCTCGGCCACGGCCACATAATATTGCCGCCCCGCTTTTCCTTCGGGCCCGAAGGGGTCGGATACGCTCGCGTGCCGGTCGTCCTGAATCAGCAGGCTGCGATCTGCCGGCGTGATGTTGTTCGGATCGGCGTGCCGCGACAGCGTGACCTTCTGCTCCCGCGAGAGATCGAGGGCGGCGTCGTCGAACTGCCGCTTCGAAAGCCGAGGCAGAGCGCGACGGAGTTGCACGGTCGATATGGGATCGCCTGAAAAGGTTTGAAGCTTGCGGACAGCCGCGAGCATGGCGGTGGCTGCACGGGTTGGAGCCGGCGCCATCTCTTGCAATCTGGCCTGGACATCCTGTTTCCCTTTCAGGGAAAGGTTGCCATGGCGGGCGTCGTCCGGGAGCGGACCGCGGCCTTCGAGATAGCGCCGATACTCTTCGGCGTAGCGTCTCTTGTCGGGATTCTCGATGCTTGCGATATATGCGGTGGCTGTGCCGCGCGGGATCGCTATCACCTCGCGAAGAGCCCCCGGATCCTCGGATTCCTGAAACGCGCCATCGTAGCCGCGCCTCTTTAATAGTTCAACGGCGATGGCGTCGACAATCCCACTGAGATCGCTCGTCGCCCGCCCGCGCTCGATTGCTGCATGAAGCGCCGCTTCCGGGATGCCAAGCTCTTCGGAGAGGTAGTCGGCATTGTCACCATGCTCATATCCCTGGGCAATGTCCTCGATTTCGTTTTGGGGTATCGGCGAAAGCGCCTTTAAGACCTGCGACCCGAGGGGTGTCGGGTACATCCACGCGCGTTCCTCGTAAGGTAAAACGAGCGGATTCGTAAAGCTAACAGTCGTGCTGATTTTATGGTACCCGGCCGTGTCGGGATTGTTTGCTGGATCGTAGGGGTTCCGGGTTCTTGCGCCCTCGTTGTCTGCTAGATACCATGTGGCTCCGGTCGTATTCTCGGGTTCCCCTGGCGACGGTTGCCACCGAATGACGTTAATCTGGGTCTTCGACACCGCCGGCGGCGCCGCCGGGTCCATCGACTCGGCGCTCTCTTCCTCTTCGTCCTTGGGCTCCGGTTCCTTTTCGGGTTCCTCCGGGGCCTTCTCCTGCTCCATGCCCTGCGTGCCGGCCGTATTCTTGTTGAGGTCCAGCCCGTTATTCAGTTCCGTCTGGCGCTTCAGCAGGCGCTGTAATTCGGCCTCGTGCTCAAAGGGCCGCGCCAGCAGCTCGCGGATTTCTTTCCCTTTCTTGTCCTGCTCCTCGATCCGCTTCCGCAAGCGGTCGATGTCGCCGTCGATGCCTTCCACGTGGTAGCGGATCGACGCCAGCGTGCCGATGGGGTTGCCCTCCTCGTTGGTGGAGGCCGCGTATTTGCCGGAGCCTTTGATGACCAGGTTGGCCAGATTGTAGGTGCGCTTGTTGTCCTTGTCGGTGTAACCGCGCCCGCTCGAAGTCGTGAAGATACCGAGCCCGCGGTATATGCCCAGGCGGATGGCGGGCCAGTTGGAGGTTACGTCGCTATCCGCGTTGGCGTACTCCGAGTGGAATTTCTTGGCCTCTTCCTCGATCTCCTTCAGGCGCGCTTTGCTGCCCTTGACGTAGGCTTCGCCTTCCACCGCGGCGGCCAGCTTGGCGGCGTCGAGCCGCTTCATCAGGTCGAGGTATCGCGGGTGGTACTCGTTGTACACCGCCTGGTGGGCCGCCTCGAACCGGTCGCGGTCCGCTTCCAGCATGGCGTGAAGCCTGGCGCCGGCGCGGGCGGCGGCTTCGTCGCCCTCGAACGTCTCGCCGTCGAAATGCCACAACTTATCCGCCGCGTCCTTCGTCGCCTTGTCGGCTTCGAGCTGTTCCAACTCGGCGCGCATATTCTCGGATGCGCGGGGAGCCTGGGCGGCGTCGCGACGCATCTGATACCGTTCGTTCTCGTAGGCGCTGCGCAGGGTATCCAGTCTGCGGACCATGGTGTCCGTCAGGATCTTCTCTTTGACCAGCGGGTTGCCGGACGCAAGACCTTTCATCTCGGCATACGTCAGGGCCACGCCGTCGACGTCCTCGGCGTTGCGCACTCCCGCCTTGCCGCTCATCACCTGGGCGATGAAGCGGGCTTTGTTCTCCAGGAGCTGCCACATATACGCATCGAAAGTGCCCTCGGTGATATAGCGGTAGATCTGGACTTCCTCGTTCCGGTTGCCTTGCCGCATGATGCGGCCGTCGCGCTGCTCGATATCGGAGGGACGCCAGGGAGCGTCCAGGTGGTGCATGGCGATGAGGCGCTTCTGCACGTTCATGCCAACGCCCATTTTCTCCGTGGATCCGAATAGGATGCGGATGGCGCCGTCGTTCACCGCGTCGAACAGGGCTTTCTTTTTCGCGTCGGTGTCGTAGTCGTGGATGAAGGCGATCTGATCCGCCGGGATACCGCGGGCAATCAGCTTGTCGCGGGCATCGGTGTAGACGGAGAATCCGCCGCCCTCGGGCTTGGGCGTCGAGAGATCGCAGAATACAAGCTGGGTGGCGAGAGTATCGGTGTTGTCCTTCCAGATGTTGTATAGCTTGTCGACGGCTTTGTTCAGCTTGCTGTCGGGATCGTCGGCGCGCGGTGCCTGCTTCATTGCATGCTTGATGAGGTTCCGCGGCACGCTGATCTCTTTGGCATCGTCGCCGGTGCCGATACGCACGCGCACGCGGCCCTCGGAATTGCCGTCGTAGGGCTCGGCGGTATACCCTTGCATCGGCTTTTGGGTGTCGGGATCGGTGAAGGCAATGCGCGAGCCTGCATCGAGTTGCTGCCGGTTCTCAGGCGTCCCCTGCTCCTCGGGCGACTGCGGCACCCATTCCATGGGGTCCACCAGGCGCATATCGAGTGCCGCCTTGCGCCCGTCGCCGGTAATGGCCAGCATATTATCTGCGCCCTTTTGGAATGCTGCTTTGCCCTTGGGCAGGTGGCTGGCGCGGTAGACCAGGCTGCCGGGTGTTGTGTCGTCGCCGATATAGCGCTTCTGCGCGTCGGAGGCCTTGGCAATGACCGCGAGAGCCTTGCCGCCCTTCAGTTTGGGGGTCGGCAACTTGAGCATCTCGGCGCTCTGCACGTCGGCGAACATGCGGAAGGCGGTGGCCAGTTCCGGCAGGTTCACGAATCTGGCGAAGCGCGTGTTCATCCGGTAACCCGCGCCACTGGGGGCAAGTTCCAGGCTGGTGACAGCCTCGCCGTATTGCGCGGCCCAGGCATCGAAATGTCCGAGGCCGCTTTCCTTCAGGCCCTTGGTATCGAGGAAGCGCATGACCGTATACATCTCGGCCATGGTGTTCGAGATCGGCGTGCCCGTCGCAAAGACCACGCCGGCGCCGCCGCGCTTCCTGGTGAGCCACTGGGTCTTCAGGAACATATCGATGGCGCGGTCGGATTCCCGGTTGGGAATGCCGGCGATGCGCGACATCTTGGTGCTGAAGAATAAAGCCTTACTTGCGTGGGACTCATCGTAGAAGATCTGATCGATACCCAGGTCCTCGAAATTGAGCGTCTTGTCTTTCGTCTCCCGCTTGGCGCGTTTGGTCAGCTTGGCTTCCAGGCGCTTCTTGGCTTTCTGCAGGTCCTTCACGGTCGGACCCTTTTCGCCCTCGGCCGCTTTCATTTCGTAGATGGCGTCTTCCAGTTCTTTGATCTGCTGGTCCATCCAGGAGTTGAACGTCGCATCCGCCACCGGCAACTTGGCGAAGGAGGCGTGCGATACGATCACCGCGTCGTAGTCGTTATTGGCGATCTTCGACATGGCTTTCGGACGGGCGGCTCCCGTGAACGTGTCCTTGCCTGCCACGAAGAGATTGGCGTTGGGGTAGAGCTGCGTAAATTCCGTGGCCCACTGCTTCACCAGGTGATTGGGCACGATGATGACAGGCTTCTTTGCGATCCCCAGACGCCGCATTTCCATGGCGGCGGCGATCATCTCGTAGGTCTTGCCGGCGCCGACGCAATGCGCCAGTAGGGTGTTTCCGCCCTGCAGCATGCGCCACACGGCGTTCAACTGGTGTGGCCGTAACTGAATGGCGGCATTCGAGCCCGGCAGCTTCAGGTGCGAGCCGTCGAATTCCCGCAGGCGCAGGTTGTTGTAGCCGTCGTTGTAAATCTTCGCGAGACGCGTGGCGCGATCGGTATCTTCCCAAATCCACTTGCGGAACAGATCTTTGACGAGTTGCTGTTTCTCGCGCAGCGCGGCCGTGGCTATCGGGTCGACTACGGTTTTCTCGCCCTTGGGGTCGTCGGGATCGGGCTTGCGCACCGTGGGAGTGCGCAGGTTCAGGGACTCTTCCACCAGGTGGTGGCCCTTCCATCCGTTGGCCTTCAGTCCGTACTCGGTTTCGTTGCGGGTATCGAGGACGCCGCTCGTGGGGTTGACGTTCCAGGTGGCGATGGCTTCGGAGTGGCCGATGGTCGCGGTCACGCCCAGCTTCTCCTGCAGAAACTGCGCAATCACGTCTTTCGGGATCCACGTGCCGGCGAGGCGCGCATCGATATCGCCCGGGCCGAGATCGTCGGGTTGTACACGCTTTAGGGCTTCGATGTTGGGTTCGTAGGTGGGATCGGTCTCGGTGGCGGCGATAGCGGCCTTCAGCTTGTCGCGCACCTTGCCGCTCAGGTATTCGTCGGCGGTTTCAAAGGCCCCGCCCTCGGGGTTGCGGTAGACCAGGCCGGCGTCGACGAGCGCTTTCTCGGCTTCCTCCCGCTCCATCCCGGTGAGCATCTGGATCCGCTTCCAGTTGATGCCGCCGTATTCGTTGAGCGCGATCGCGAGAGCTGCGGCGGCGTCAGGTGCAGTCTCGGGTGGGACGTAGCCTACGTTGGTCGACTTGCGGAAGATATCGGATTTACTGGCGGTGGCCGCTCGTAGGACGATGCGCGGCTTTTTCTTTCCTGCAGCCGTCACGCCGCCGTCTGCGGTAGCACCAGGGGTATAGTCTTCGAGGCCCAGTATGCCGGGCGCGTCGGGATCGCCACGAAAGGCGATGATATTGTCGCGGCTGTTCAGCGGTCCGTGGGGGCGAGTGAACGAGTCGTAGGCTTTGTTGAGCAGCTTGCGGGCGGCCTCCTGCTCGCTCTCGGGGGCCTTCTCCTGCTGCGCGCGCAGCACGTTGCGCCAGGCGTCACGGATGACCAGGATGCCACGCACGCGCATGGTCTTGGTGGCGTCGAGGCCTGCGGGCTTCAATTCGTTGCCGTCGCGGACCAGTAGCTGGCCGTCTTTGTGGATGTAGCCACCGTCCTTCACGACACTCGGGTCCGGGAGGTCGCTCAGTGGCCTGCGGAGGTCGGGCTCCGCTTCGGCTTTCGGCTCGGGCTTCTCGATAACGCCCTTCGGTAGCTTGCCGATGGCCTGCTTCAGCAGTTCGGGAGTGAGATTACCTTCGAGCGCGTTCACCTGCCGGCCCTGGTATCCCTGGCGTACAATCATCGAGCCCATCATCATCTCGGGATGCTTGACGAAATACTCGTTGATCGGAATCTTTACCTTGCCGCTGCCCCAGTTGGTGCGCTTGTCCGGTGCTTCGACTTCTTGGGTATCTACCCAGGGTTCGCCTGCAGGCCCGGTGCCTGGAGCGCGCTTGCGCAGGAAGATAATATCGGTAGTTACCTGGGTGCCGGCGTTCTCTTTGAACGCGTTGTGTGGCAGGCGGATGGCGCCCAGCAGATCGGCGTGCTCGGCGAGGTACTGGCGCACGCGCGGGTTGACGGCGTCCATCGTGTGGGAACTGGTGACGAAAGCCACCACGCCGCCCTCGCGCACCTTCGCGAGAGCCTTGGCAAAGAAATAGTTGTGGATCGAGAATCCCTCGGCGGGAGTGCCGCGGAATTCGGTGTCGGCCACTCCGTAGTTGCCGAAGGGCACGTTGCCGATCGCCACGTCGAAGAAGTCATTGGCGAGCGGGACTTTCTCGAATCCCGAGATTTTGACGTTGGATCCAGGATAGAGCAGCTTGGCGATACCGCCGGTGACGGGATCGAGGTCGATGCCGGTGCGAGTGCCGGAGTCGCGGAGGTCCTCGGGCTCCATACCGAAGAAGTTGCCGGATCCGATAGACGGTTCCAGCGTGCGCTCGCCACCTTGCATGCCCAGGTGCTTCATGGCGTCCCACATGGCTTTGACCACCATCGGGGCGGTGTAGTGGGCGTTGACAGTGGACCCGGCGGCAAACTTGAATTCGTCCGGAGTCAGCAGCTCGTCGAGCGCTTTCCGGATGGGCTTCATGTCCTGCGGGATTTCCCAGTCGTTGCGGGAGAATACCTTGGCGAGATCGGACGCACCCCAGCCGGTGTACTTCGCCAGTTGGGCTTGCTCTTCTGGAGTAGCGGGGCGGTTCTCTGCTTCGCAGGCTTTCAGGATACGGATGGCCGCGATGTTCTGCTCGGCCTTTTGGCGGGGGGTGCCTTCGCCTAAGCGGTCGGCGTCGGTTAGCTGGTAGTCTCGGCTGTAGTCTGTGGCGATCTTTCGCCCAGATGCGGCTGATCCTTTTCGCTTGGGAGGAACTCCCGTTCCTGGCTCATCTCCTGCGCCTGGTTCGGCGGTACTCCCTTGAGGATGAGACTGGCGTACTCCTCCCCGGCTTCCTGGTGCATGCGTTTTACTACCGCTTCCAGCCGGCCGGCTCGTACGAGGTCCGCGTACATTCGGGGCCGGTTCTCCTTCAGGTGATCCGCCACTTCCTGTTCCCGGCAGTCCAGCTTCATTTTCTTTGGCGCCGTTAGTGGCATGGGGTTGCTCCGATTCAAGTGTAGGCTCTTTGGCGGGTTTTGCAATAGTACCGTGCTGCGCTTCCAGGATTGCCTTTACCGCTGGCGATATTGTTTTGACGCGCTCCCAGTGCACTGTCTGTTCTGTCTTGTCGTCGTCGTACTTGACGCGGATGCCGTCGCGGATCCCATCGGGGAAGCGGCGCAGATCGAGCATGGTGACCACCGCAGCGCGCGGCTTCTTGTCGGGCAGTTCCACGATGACGTGCTGGCCCACGGTGAATTCGTGGGGTAACTCGTGTGGCTTTATTTGTGCAGGAACAGGACCAGCTTCAACTTCTGCTCGAAGTTTCTTTGCTAACTCTGATTCTTGTTGGGCTTGATCGACAACTGGTTTTCTGGCTTGCGGGTTCAACTTACGAGCTTGGGCGAGAAGATCTTGGGCTTTCTGGTTGTGAACTTCAATCTGAGAAATGCGGGGATCGGAAACTGCGGAAGAAACTTCTTCTTGTTTGGCCGCCACAGGCGGGAGCGTGGCAGTCGTGGTTGGCGAAGGGGCTGCAGACTGTGGCTTTTCCACTACAGTTCGGGTACCATCCCCGATCTGAGTTTCCGAAGGTGCGGGCTCAGATTTCTCAGGGGTGGACGCAGCGGGAGATTGCCGCGCGGGGGATTCATTCGATTTAAGGGCTTCGGGCTTGAGAATCGCATAGGCGTCTACCGGTCTTCGAGTAGAGGCTTTCGTCTCCTTCACTGCCATGGCGTCGTATGGCGATTCCCTAAGCGCCTGTCCCAGGTTTGTGGCGCGCGTAGCGTCAAAGTCGCCGCCGCGAAGAAGGTCCCAGAGCTTCACGTCGTAATCGGCGTAGTCCGGATCGGTGATCTTGGCGTCAACTCCACGCGAACGGAAAAGATCGACCCACTCCTGGACGGTCTTCGTTGCGTGTCCGAACCTCTGCATCTCCGGAGTGGGCGTGGTTTCCTTCCGAAGGTCCAGGAGATTCCGGACGAGGACGTCGTGGCGGGAGGGTGTGCCGTATTCCGAAGCGTAGCCCTTGTCCGGCGTCAGCCACGATAGAGCGCCCGTATCGCGAGTTTTTGAAGGGTCGATGCTGCCGGTCAGTTCATTCGAACCGTGCCAGAGCGAGAAAGTACGAGGCGTTCCTTCTCCGGGCTTTTGCGGCTGAGTGGAAGGAACCTGTTCGCCCGGTCCGCCTTGTGCAGGCACTCCCGGTGATTGTACCGCCGGACCCGTCAATGGAATCTCAGTCTGTTTGCCGTCTTTCCCGCTGAACGTGACACTTGGCAGTGTGATGGTTTGGCCGGTGACGCCAGGGATCGGCTTGCCCGCATACTGAGCCCCTTCGCCAGGCTTCAGGTAAGCGACGGTGACGTGCGGCTTGTAATCGGGGAAGGTCTCGCCGGTGTGCGGGACATCATGCAGTTTTGTATTGAGCCGCCCCAGATCGGGCGATTCGACGGCCACCTTGAGCACATCGCCCTCGTCGGTATGAAACAGCGAAGCCGTATCGGCCAGCTTGACGGTGATCGGGCCTTCGCCCGCCAGGGCCTTCTGAACCGGCAGCGGGTCCGTGCTGGCGTTGCCGTAGCGCACTGTGACGTGCGGCTGCTCTTCGCCTTCTCCCGACTTGTCGCTGAGTTCGCCGGGGGGAATGGTCCCCGCAAATTCCCGGACTTTCCCGGCAATTCCCGCCGGCAGATTGGCCTGCGTGCTCGAATAGTCGTGCTCCTCGCCGGCATCGTTTGATGCCGGAAGGGGCGCTACTCGTGGTCCGGTGGCGCCGGGCGTGGCGCTGGCTGCAATTTGAAGTTCGGATCGAGCGGCGGCAGGCGCTTCGCCAGGTAAAGCATTCGTTCCTTGACTCGTCTGACCACTTCCGGGCGCAGTGGCGGATTCTGCTTGTCTTTGTCCATGGGATAACAACTCCTGAACTGCATCTTCTGCGGCGGCGCGGATTTCGGCCTTTGTCGCCGTCTGCGGCCCGATAAAGTCCGGCCGTTCGTCATACACATCCTGTAACGCGCGAATGTGCGCTTCTTGCTCTTCGATGGCTTCGGCGGGGTCCGGATAATCCGGGCCGAAGTTTCTGGGCGGTCCATTCGCGGCGTCGTTCCGGCCATTTGTGACGACTTCATCTAAAAGGCTCGGAGAACGGTCTCCATCACTAACCCTATCGCCTATTGCATTCAAGAGCGGGGTCGGCTGGTGCGGATCCAGTTCAGTGGTCCTGGTGTACACCGTCCGGGCAATGCCGTCGCGCCCGGCGACTATTCGCGCCTGGGTCGTGGATGAAGTTCCAGGGGACTGCTCGGTAGGCCCTGAAGGAGATTCCTCCGGGGAGACACTACCGATTGTCCCGCCAGTCCCGGAATATCCCACGGCTCCCGGTGAGCCGGCGGCCTTCCACTCGGCTTCGAATTGC